CTATTCGAGCTGGCTGACACAATTGAAGAGATCAAAACAACCTGCACTGACTGCGGCAGCAAAGCCGTATTTAATTTAAAGCTGCAAAACAATCAGCCCGAATTAGATGGTCCGACAATCGAATTGGGTTGTGAAGAAAAGTATTTGCCTGTGTGCGCAAAATGCTATCAACTACGCCATGCACGCTATATGGCGTATCTCAAAACACAGCAAAAAACTGCGCTGGTGTAGGCTCTTGACAGCTTTGCTCGGCGTGGTATCCTGCGCGCATTCTCTTCCTGTTACACAACCTAAGCTTTAAATCTTTTGAGCGTAGGTTTCGTAACATTCTTCGCATAGAAAGGATTCTATGGGTCGGCGAGGTTTACGGGCGGTTGATCCAACTCCTGAAGAAATTGAAAAACGTACAGCTGAAATTAGGCTGCGTTGGAGTAAAAAAGACGCGCGTATTTGCGGTTCAGAATTTCGCGCATATCAAGTGCCAGTATTCAGTCCTAAAGATTTATCGCTTGTGGTCCCGCGTGTTCGTCTTTCCATGGACTAATCACATGCAGCAACTCACAATCAAGTTTGGCGATAAAAACCAGTACAGTTTAAATCTTGCTATCGAAGAACACGACATTCCGCGATATGCGCTTGTCTTGCTAGAAGCTGGTCTTAAACTGTCTGCGCTTTGCCCAAATAATTCTGCGGCCAAAGACGCGCAAAAATTGTTTGACTGGGTCAACACTGCCAGCTAAATAATTGCCATTTTCCGGGCATATTATTTAGTGCTGTGCGGTTTTGTTATCGCACTGGGTAACCCGTAAAGGGAGTGTGACGTAATGATCAACGTCAAACGGGATCGGTATGTAAAAGTTGTGAGCGGTCTTCTCGAGACGGCCCACAACATGGTACCCCAGTCAGCGGCTGACAGCGTTGTCAACCGTGAACTGGTCCAGCTGCTGGACACCATCAGCAGCCTTGTGGACGACCACTTGCGGCCGGCAAAGCCGTACGTGGAGGAGATGATCCACAAGTCGGTTTTCGTCAATCACGCCTTTCAGGAGGTTGACGCATGAAGATAGTTAGAGCGCGATCACTCGACAGTGCGGACAGGAGACGCTTTGTCGAGCTCACACCGAGAGTATCGCCCGATCTCCAGCGGGAGTTGGAGTTTGAAGCAATGTTGTTCAATTCTGCTTTTGTCAGAGAGACATGGAAAAAGCAGAAACGCGGTCGCGGCCGTGTTAATGAGGATAAAACCTCGTAAGTGCCTTTAGGCCGCAGCGGCGGGCGCGTAAAAAACGCCCGTGTAGGCATGGAGTGTCATGTATGGCTGATCACCAGAAAGCACTCCAAGTAAGACAACGTTCCATGCCCCATCGCGACTTGTGCAGGATGGGGAGGGCAGGCCGGCAGCGCGCAACTGCTGTATGAGAGTCGCTTAAAGCTGATGTGAAGTCTGGCGACGACGTTGTTTTTCACGGGGGCGAAGCATTGTTAGTGATGCACGAAACTTTTAATTTTGTGAATCCGGCGCAACTCCGGACGCCTCTACTGTTGTAATGTCGTGTGCTGCTGTGTATATTGACCGCTGGATTACTAACCCAGTAGTGTCAAGGATGACAAATATGCACAGCAAAATAAAAGGAAATATTGGACAGTTTGCGACAAGCTTGGCATTGGCGCAGTTAGGTTTTTCAGTTTTCAGCGAAGAAGGCGATATCTCAAAAATTGATCTCGTTGCTGAAAAAGCTGGAAAGCTTTTACGGTTTCAGTGTAAAGCCGTTACGCCTGTCGCAGGTAGCCTTCGGTTACCGCTCAAAAAAAGCGGGCCGGGCTACAAGTTTGCCTACAAACCCGATATGTTCGATTATTTCGCCGTATGCGATCTTTCTGACGGCGCAGTCTACGTTATCGAGGCGGGCGTGTTAGCAGATGTGACAAATACGCTAACATTGCGCAAAGAACGCGCTAAAAACAATCAGACAAAACATGTGCGCATTGCCGCCGATTACGAAATAAGCAAAGTGCTTAAAGCTCGGCGGTGACTCAAGGAGGGGGAAACATGAACTGGATATTTATCGTTTTGTCATTCCTGTGGCCGGTGGTACAACCCACTGTCCAGCAAGGAGTTCAGAACGTCCAGCAGCGCGTGCAGCAAAGGATGCAGCAAGCGCAGCAACAGCCGACGAAAACTGCGGAGCCGGTTCCGCAGTATTGGTTCGACGGCCAGAATCTTTACTGCCACTGGAACGGCCAGTGGTGGATTTGGAGAAACAATCAGTGACAGCAATTATGTTTGAGTACCCGGTGGCCGAGTGGTTTACCGGCGAATATGCGGAGATCCCAACGCGTATGCAAGAGGCTCTCAAGCGTTACGTAATTGAGCGTTTGCGGCCTGGCGATTTCCTTACCGCGGTGATCATGAACGATCTCAGAAACGCAGTCGGTTACGCAGATGACGACAATCTGCCGCTGCTCCCGTTGTATGTGCGATGGTTCCACAATATCGCACCATCGCGCTGCCACGGTTCGCCTGCAGCGTTTGTGGCGTGGTTAGAAAACAAGTGACAAACGCCGCCCACTGGCGTAAATGTGGGGGAGCGTAGACCAACGGCAGAGTCAAAGGACTTAAAATCCTTCCAGTGTGGGTTCGAGTCCCACCGCTCCTATTATTACGCACGCATGTGCTCACGTGCGCGATTTCTTTAACTATCAGGAGAAACAATGGATCATCATGGCAAGTGTCCTGAATGCGGAGCCAACTGGGATGCCGGCCCAATCCCAGAAAAAGACAGAGAACATTACTCACCGCCATATCGGTTTAGTCGGCTGATCGGTATTGAGTACAGTGATAGATACGACGGCGTATGGGAGTACGCCTGTCCAGACTGTGACGCGAGATTTCCTAGGTTTGGAGAACCAAATGGAAGAACAAGACAACGCTGAGTATGCAGTGTGTAAGTGCCATAGATGCGGTGGCCGACTGCTTGTATCAGAATACAGCGCAACTGTTAACATGCGCATTGACGGTAAATTGCATCCGGTTGGCGTACGCCGTGTGCCGTGCCAGCGCTGCGAAGATTGCGGTACGGCAACAATGGATGCCAGCTCTGATGAATATTACGCGTACTATTATCAGCGTTACATAAACGAAAAAGGCCTAAACACATGGCGCCATCGTGCGTGGCGTTACGTTAAACGGCAGTGGCGTCTATGGGAAACAATGTTTTACCGCGGCCCAATGTGGCAATGGCGGCGAGAACAGCGCTAACAAAACAAAGCCGCATAGCTCAGTTGGTTAGAGCGCCTGCTTTACACGCAGGATGTCGGGGGTTCGAGTCCCTCTGCGGCTAATGGCCTCAATCAAAGAAAGGAAGTGTATGGCGAAAGCGGATTATGCCGTGATTCAGGTAGATGCTGACAGGGTTTTCCTGGTCGACCTTGATCTGGGCGGTAGATCTGTTACGAACGATGCTGAGGCTGTCTGCGAGGAGATGCAGGCAGCCTATCTCGGTAGACGCGTGATCTACAGAGATACGATGGGTAGGTGGGATGAGATGCGTGTGGACAAGCACAACAAAATTTTGTTTGTCCCATACGACGAGTACATCCCTGACTGCGAGATTACCATGATGGAATCTTTGTAGTTCGATACCAAAGGAGTTTCCAATGGGTAATTATCTCGAGACGCCAGAAAGAATGAATAAAGCCGAACAGCTTGAGAAACTGTACGGCGCAAAAAGAATAGACAAAGACGCCGCTGAAGATTTAATTGACGAACAACGGGGCGCAGTGATTTGCGTTGTTAAAAATCCGTTGTTTGATGCGGCTGCGTTCTGCTGCAGCCCTCAGGAGTTCCGCCGGTTCAATCACCCTATGGATGACAGGCAAAAGACCTGGCTGTTCATTGAAAACAGGCAACGCGTCTGCGACGACTCGGGCTATACGGCAGACATGAAAGCCATAGCCGAGATGGAATAATCACAAAAGCCGCGCATGGTGTAATGGTAAGCACACGAGATTTATATTCTCGGCCCGTAAGGGTACAGGCTGATTACCTGTAGGTCGGGGTTCGAATCCCTGTGCGCGGATTATTTTTGTGTTATTGTGTATTTTCGTGTGCTCTTACCTTTTAATTGTACTGCCTGTCAAAATATTTCACACCCAGGAGTTGTTATGCCAATCGATTTTTCAAGCATGGAAACGGTCTTTAAGCGTGTTGTAAATATCTGGAGCTGGCGTAAGCCACAGCCAGGAGAAACGCCAGAGCAGTATCGTGAAGCTGCTGCTCACTACGTTGGCCTCAGTGATCCCGAAGAGGCTGATGCGATTCGTAACGGTGCTGTGTTCACCAAGTTCGATCCACCACTTGTATTTAAGGACTAGCTACATGGCGGCAAAAACTAGAGTTAAACTCAAAAAAACTGTTACTGCAAATAAGCCGCAAATTTTTGTGCCCGGCGCTAAACTAAAATCAGAAGAATTTGCAAAAACTCTTACGTGGAATAAAGACGGCAGCGTATCGTGCGTTTGTGTAATCGATACGACAAAGCTCAAATGGCTTGACGATCTCGTTACTCTTAAAGAATGTCTACACGCAGTAAGCGCGAGCGCAGAAGACAGATACGGATTTGACTCATTTGTTGACGATCTGTTTTCTAAAGAAATCCTTGAAAAAAACGGCTACACCATCGACTGCCAGCCACAACGGGACAATGAAATCAATCAGCTGTCTAATGGTTTGCCGTCTGATACAGCACCAGAATTTGATGTTATAGGCGTAAACAACAAATTCGTAACAGTGCGTATGACTGTTTGTTTTCTGGGCATTGCGCGTTGGATTTATAACACAACGGTTGACTACGCAGTTAAGCTGTGTCGTGATGGTTTTGACAAGCTGACAAAAAACCAAAAAAATGTTGTTAGTAATATGCTTGACGCGTATTGTGCAAACATTATTTCACCAGAAATGTATGCGTGGGATTCGTTTGAGGAGCAAATAGCTATAGATGCGCGTAATCAACACGCGCAATTATTTGACGTTTTTCGTCTGCCTTTTGTACCTGCAGATTGGTACAAGACGCAACGTGTTACAACCAAAAAGCTAGAAACGTTTTACGCAAAAAAAGCGGCTGAACGAAAAGCAGCAGACGAAGAAAAAAGAAAATTAGCTCGCCTAGAAAAGCCATAAACAATACGTGGCCCTGTTGGTTAGAAGCTAATTTGCCTGAATACAATTCGGGATAGCTAATTTTTCCAAGGAGTAGTATGGAGAGAGACACAGTCGAGGTGATGGCAAAAGTCGCGCAAAAAATAGCGCAGGCTAAAAAAGCAGTTGGTGATTTATTGGACAAGCGTATGTGCAACTACGAGACATACGCTCACATCCGTGACCAGTTAGATGACGGCCAGGAACTCATGGCCGTTTATTGCGGTTGCGCCCCAATACGGTTAATCACAGGGCAAGTGGACGAGATCATGTCCAACCATGCATAACGCGTATAACTCGGTAGCCCAATTGGCAGAGGCGGTAGACTTAGGATCTACTTGTTGCGGGTTCGACTCCCGCCCGGGTTATTATGTCCGATACCTAAAGCAATAGGAGATAATTTGCCGGAATACGAGACGGTCATTGCAGACGAGACGGCGCACCAAATAGAGTTGCGCCGTCTCGTTCTCGTTTATAACCCAAACTGCTCTACGCATTATCCCGAGCGGTTAATGATTACTCCAGAAATGACGCTAAAGTATTTTGGCGAATTAATTGAAATTGGGCCCTATACGCAGGAGCTATTCCTTCAAGTTGTAAAGGATGATTTTCGTCAGCCAGTTACGCTTGAGAATATGCGCAAGGCCCACATCGGTTTTCAGCACCTCACGGGGTTGCTCGAGCTGTCTTTTAACTACACATGCCAGCAGTTCAAGTTCGGCTGGAAATACCCTGAGACATATCTCCATCCGAGGTACCAGGGCAACCTCGCCGACATCGCGCTGCTGCTTTCTGACCTACCTAAACTGCGCGAATTTATTCTGCGCGTTAAGAAAGAAAAGGGAATATGAGCGAAGACATCCAGCTCTTCTACACCGAACCCTGCGAAAAGGTGACAGGGTTCGACATCTTGCTTTCTGATCCTTATGCAGGCGGCGGGTTTAAGACGATCGATATGACCGTCAACATCAGTCTGCAGCAGGTGTGGGAGTTCTTGTGTGAGGGTGGTGACTGGAGTTTCAAGGTCACCCCGCACAACCAGCCTGACAAGGTTTTTATGACGGGCTCTATCTACCACGATCACGTCCTGCGACATTCTGCGGACGGAAAACAGGATTGGCACCTGTGCTTCGCCAATTCGGAAGAAATGGCTGAACTGAAAGAGAAAGTGCACAAAAGGCTCAGAAAGGAAATGTGGAGTGAGCAAAACTGAATTCTTTGAATGCGCTTGTTATTCGCCAGAGCACGTCATGCACTGGAAGTTGGATTTAGACGAGCCAGCAATTCTATTCCTTAGTTTTCACCTCACACCTGCTGTGTTGTGGAAACGAATTATGCATGCCGTGATGTATATCTTTGGGTATACGTCACAATACGGCCACTTTGATGAATTCCTTGTCCAGCAGCAAGACTGCGACAAGCTCATCGAAATCCTTCAGAAGTATAAAAGCGTTGCGGGGAAGTACCCTACAAACGCAGACATTGATCGAATGCGTTAACTAACCTTAGAGGTGTTTTGTGGAAAAGATGTCGTTAGAGCAGAAGCTGATGTGCATTTACGAGGTCAGCTCGAATAAGAGCAGGGTCGAGCAGCTGCTTGAGCAGCTAGATCGGTTAGTCATTTTGGCGCAATTGTACGCCTATTCGCCAAGCCCGATGAATAAGTTCGCTGCAGAGTTCATAATTGCGGCCCATGCAGGCGAGCACGGCGAGCTGCTTAGAGATACGCAGGCCAAGCTCGAAAGCATGTACGAAAGACTTCGTGACTGCGGTGGCGATACTGCTGCTGTGATCGGTATCAAAAACGAAATGACTGCGTTGAAGTCACAGCTGGAAAGAATTGACCGGTCTTTCGAGGAGCTGTATGACGCCATATCAGCCAAGAAAAAAGAATTTGTGGAGATGAATTAACTAAAAGGAGCAGCCGTGAAGGTTTATATCGGCCCTTATAGCCACTGGTTCCGTCCGGGTCAGTGGTACAAAGATTGGATGTTGTGGTGGAAAGGCTTTGGACGCAACGTCGAAATCAAATTGATTAACATCGACGAGCTGGACAAAGCGACTGATCAGATCAAAGACAGTTGGATCTATGACAAGCTCATGGATATTGAGAACTGGGTGGATAACCGCATTGAACGTAAAGTGCGGGTTAAAATCCACCCATATGACGTGTGGAGCATGGATGACACGTTAAGTCATATCATCCTCCCTATGCTGAAACTCCTTAAAGAGAAAAAGCATGGATACCCGATGGTTGACGATGATGATGTTCCCGAAGAGCTGCGCAGTACGGCAGCGTCTACGTTGACGAAAGAACAGATCGCCAGTGGTTGGCCTGATGACAATGGGCTGCCGCGGTGGAATTGGGTAATGGATGAAATGATCTGGGCATTCGAGCAAATGGCCCCAGAAGCCGACGATCAGTTCTTTGTCGCCGGCTACGATCATGAAAACCACACTAAGTGGCAAGAGCGCAAGACTCGTGGTTTTGTGTTATTCGGTAAATATTTCCAAGCACTTTGGGATTAGTTCTAATTTAGGAGAAAGACAACATGGCAAAGAGAGATAGGATTTTGACGGTAAAGATCTCAACGGAAAAAGCAATCGACGCCCTCGAGAAAAGGCTCGTTTTGCTCAAGAAAGAGTATGAGGAGCAGCAAAAGCACGAGGCCGAGTTTCAAAAGAAGCACACGGCGTGGTACAAGGTGCTCAAGACATCGGCCCGCAAGGCGCTTCTCGAGGCTTTGAAAAATGATGTCAATATAGAAGCGTGGGCTGGGCGCGAGAATGGTTCGATCAGCGCCCGAATTGACACTCGGGCTGTCGTTGCTGATCTCCCGCCTGAGCCTCGCCGGCCGTACGACCAAGAGCCCATGAGCGACCACCGGTATAAGCACATGGCAGAAGAAATTGCGCAAGCAATTCGCATTCTGAAAATGACTGATGAGCAAACAGTTCCGGCAAGTACTTTTGCCGCACTGTCGCGGTATCTGTAAGAAAAGCAGCGCGGGTGTTCTCCTGCGCCTGCGCGCTTATGGCGGGGGGATCTGGGCACAACCCTATCCCCCCGCCTTTTTAGCTCTGTAACTCATCAGCTAAATAAAACCGGTTTTCACGGCATATTAAGTAATGGGAATCCTAGCTGCTTGCACAGGCAGCGTCCTCAGTGACCGAAAGACGGGCGATCCTTGGCCCGAAGGTATTGCGTGATACACCACGCAAGTGAAATACCTGTCACGCGAGGTCGAAAGCGGAAGGAGGAAATGTTGAGGGCCGCAAGCTCTCCGTGGTGGCGTGTGAAGCCGCGCAAAATACATTTCCAAGCGCCCCGGACCGCTAGCTCAAAACAACTGATGCTAGAGGAGGGTTCGGTGCCGGTAATCACTCCGGCCATGTTCCGAGCATTAATTCTGCTGTGAAGTGTCGTGCATGCAACGCGACATTAACAGAGAATCGCTCCTGTGTTTGGTAGGCATACTGAACACAGAGTGGACATGTAGCTTAAGGGACTATACGTGCCGGGAGTTGGAAGACGTATTGCGGGTTTGCCCCCGTAATGCTGCGCTTCCCTGCGGACGTTGCCTGTGCAATCAGTGGATATTTATTAAGGCTTTCTATACAGGAGATAAAACATGAAAGCGCAACTCGTTGCCGAGCTTAAACTTCGTGGAAAGAACAATCAGCCCGAAGGCTGGTTATTCTACGTGGTTAATGACCACGGAACCTTCGACATGCGTTATGAAAACGCTGCCGAGGGTGTGCAACTGGACCCGCTCCGGCTCCAACCGTGTTCGTTTCACAGCACCCGCCGCGAGGCGATTGCTGCCGCCGCCGCCCGGCTTGCGGACATTGAACAGCTCGGAGATCTGCTCTACGAGATGTAGGACTGGCGATGGCCCAGCCGCCAGCTGGGCGCATTACCCACAAGTGTGTATGCGGGCTAACGAGTCGGGTCGCTCCCGGCGTGTGGCTTTTACCCACGAGAGTTAGCTGGCCAGTAGGCCAACGCAGAGGCGGGCGCAATACCCGCGGTAATGTTTAACCCGCGCTAGCTTGTGCTACGTGGGGAGAAAAAGCGCGCATGCCCCTGTGCGCTTTTTCTTTGCTATCAGGGCGCTATACTAGCCGGCAAGGAGATCTATCTATGCCCAAAGCTATCCTCAAGTTTGACCTACCCGAAGAACAGGCAGAATTCACAGCAGCGTCCCAGGCCGGCGATATGCGGCTGATCCTATGGGCGATGGACGAGTACTTACGCCAGCAGATAAAGTACTGCGATCACCCGCCAAATATTGATGCTGTGTACCAAGCTGTGCGCGACAAACTTCACGAAGAACTAAGTTCCAGAAATATTGTGCTGGAATAGGTCTTTGTAGCTCGATATTAAACTTGCTACATATAGCCGTTTATTCGGGCATATTACATAGACGAGATTTAATTCTCTGCGCTCACTCGTCGGCGCAATTGCAAGGAAAATAGCCGATGACGCCGGCGGATATGATCGTGACAATGCTGTTTCACGCGATTAGTACAGCAAAAAAAGAGGATCAGCAGTCGCTTATTGTGGTTCTTGGTATTATGGGGCACGTTGTTGAGGCGCTTCCAGGAGATAACGGCCCGCTTCTTGGCTACATCGAGCAGAGTATTTTGCGGTATACCCACGCAAAAACCCTATAGCAGGCGGCAGCGTTAGGCTATGGCTACGCAAAAGCATGACGCTTTTCTTTTGCTATCAGCGGTCTTTGTAGGTCGATACTAAAAGCGCATATTTGCCAGAATTTTGCCCTCCCTTTCATTTCTTCTTTCTATCTGTCAAAATACGGGTATCCAGCTTGGGAGCTAATCTTGCGTTATGCCATTTAGGTCTGAAAAACAGCGGCGATTTCTCTGGGCCGAGCATCCAGACATCGCAAAACGCTGGGCTCACGAGTATCCAAACGAGAAAAAACTGCCCATGTATGCGCATAAAACCCCTAGTGAAAACTCCAGCGATAATTCTGCCTCTGCCAAGCCCCAAAAAGAAGCGGCGCTGGGAGTATTAAAGACCGCTTTGGCCCGCTTTAATTCGCAAGATAATCAGCGCGAATTAAATAAAATCAGCGAGAGCATTTTAAAGCGGGTTAGCTATTCGAGCTCTACAACGCCAGTTGCAGCTGGTGACGCGCGGGTAACAGCTAAAAAAGAGAATGCCGGAGAGGTTAATCCAGCTAAAAAGAAGCAAAACAACTTAGCTGTTTTAAAGCTATTTAACCTCCAGGATAAAAAAGACCACGACACCCCGAGTGCCGCGCAAAAAATAGCCAAAATACTCGAGAAATTCGCTGTAGATATTCGGCTAGGAAAGAAGCATCAGCCAGAAGGTTACCAAGCTGGCCCGGAAGTTAAGGGCATAAACGTCCAGCAGATACAGCAAGCGGCAGACAAGACTAGAGCTGATAATGCTTGGGCGGAATACAGAAATAGAGTCTACGGCGCGCCAGAACAGCCGAAGCAGCCTAAATCCCAAGCCGGCCCAGTAGCGTCATATGCGGGCACAAAACCCCCGAATGTCATGAGCAATCAATTGGCTGGAAACACTATTGGCAAGCATGGCCCAATGACTAGCCACAATGGAGTTCCCACCCAGAATCAGAACGTCACAGGTAATGCTTCTTTTGGTCAGTCTGGACAAGTTTCAGGCACTAGCTTAACCTGAAATAATCTTTGTAGCTCGATACCAAACAGAGGTTATTTCCTTATGCCTACCAGATTCGACCTTGAAGAAGCTATTACTGCTACTTGGGTTACTGCGGAGGATTTAAGTCTTGCAATTGAGGCTGTTCTTGAAACGCCCAATGACCCCGACAAGCTTTCTAATATCCTTATTGGTATACGCGAATTAACTAAGCTCCGGAACGACAAAGTATTCCAGATATTCGAATCTTTGGTCTCCGAGGGTAAATTGCAGTAATAGCCAAGCGAACTGGTATAATCATCTGCATCTCCGGACCCGGCCCTCTGACGCGCTTATTCAAAAGAGCTGCATCAGAGTGTGCCGGGTTTTTCTTTTCCCGTGTACATATTCTCGTATACGTGGGTATTTCTGTGGTTATACAGGGATATACGTTGATTTCGAGCGCTTACGGGGAATAGAGCTAAATATCGGGCAAAAACAGGGTATATAAGGTAGTGCAGTACTGTTATCGGAATTGGACAGGAGAACGGTTTTGTAATCGTTTACCAGTTCCGAAACAGCAGGGAAGTTGAGCCCTGGCACTACAAACAACCTGGAACTCTGTGGCAAAACCACGGAGACGTACGATGAAGAATATCATCACCCTCTCGATCGTGGCCCTCATCCTCTCCATCTTCTCGGCTCAGTATGCAATGGCGGCTTCCACAGCGGAGGTCGTCGATGCTGCTGTCCAGAAGAGCACAAAAGCGGAGAGGGAGAAGATCGAGGCCAACCACCAGGAGTTTGCGGCTACTGGTGGTAAGATCGTGGTTGGTCGTGACGGATCTGTTCGGGTTGTTCCGAATGGTCCCACGATCGGCCAGCGAGTCTATCTGGCCGGTGCGTATGTCAAAGACGGTGTGGTGTATGCCGCAGTCAAGTCATACAACGGCGCAAAAGCCGCTGATGGCGCAATCGCTGGATTCGTCACCTACCCGGTCGCAAAGCTGGGTGAGTGGATGAATCGCCCTGCCGCTCAGACGGTTGCGGTTGAGACCCCGGTTGGTACGGCGAGCGTTTCTGTGACGCCTGCCAAGTAATTGTCAGCACCACCACGCCACGACAGGCGAAGCGCATCTGGGGGAAACTCCAGCTCTGCGCTTTTCTTTTGCTATCAGAGGATTACGCGTAACTTTCCCGTACAGGAATTTATTCGCATATCCTTGGGAACTTTACCGTACGGGAACATATGGGCGAATCACGTGGAATTTTATTGATTCTTTCCCGTACAGGACATTTATCGCACGTGTCGCAAAAAAGCGCTTTTGACAACATGTGGCAGGCTCGTGGAATATTGTGGATTAAGCGCCAGTCTCCCCGCACGCGTTCCCAGGGAAATTTAATTTAATTCCCCTGATCGCTTGTATATCGATTTTGCGCGTACTGGCTAAATTGCGCGGTATTTGCGGGCATATTAATTGGGTAACCTAGCCACCCGTTCTCAAAGCGCTAGGACGTCATGGCAACCACACAGGAGAAACAAGCCATGGAAAAGTTCCTGAAGATCGTCGTCGCTCTCGCCGCCATTTCGCTGCACATTCTGGTCAGACTCCAAAGGGCGGTTGAGGCTGCCCTGTGGGAGATCTGCCCGATTGTGGTGACGTGGGCGAGGAACGTGATCGACGCCTCCCATTCCGCTGTTTGCCGGGAACAGCGCGAATCGATTGAGAGCCGCCGCGAGGCTGCTCCCAAGAAGAAGCTCAAGCCGGCCGTCAAGCCGGTCTCGGAGCTGCCTTCTGAGTTCCCGAGCTTCGATGAGCAAATGGCAACTACCGCCCGGCTCCGCGCCGAGTGGGACGCTGCCAGGGAAGCTCGCAAAGCTCACACTTGGGGAACGCCCGAGTATAAGGCTGCCAACGTGGTAGCTGAAGAGCGCTGGGAAGTGCTCTCGAAAGCATACCGGATCCCCGTCCGGTACTAGTAAGAAAAGCGCACCTGGGGGAAACCCCGGCTCTGCGCTTTTCTTTTGCTATCAGAGCTTTATTCTCTGGGCTTCATATCTACAGGCCAATAAATTACAATCACACTATTGTCTCTTTTCGGAGTGCTTGTATTCATGCCAGATACACCACCAGAAATACGAATTGCCAAAAGCGCCGGAGCGCCCTGGGTAAAGCGCTTCGGCCCGTCACCAGCGAAGCAGCCCCCTGGAGACCCTGCGACAGCCTCAGGGTCTGTCCTGGCTGACGTGAACACTGTGGTGGGCTCGATTGGCCCCTTAGGAAATAACTACTCATGCCCAACACAATTCGGATTAAACGCACGACATCCAGTAATCGCCCAGCGAGCTTAGCCAATGCGGAGCTGGCGTTTATCGAGGCGGCGGGGATATAAAGCAATTCATAACGCCCCCTCGTGCTTGCTATAATTCAAGCAAGAGGTGCGGTTATGCCCATAAATGACTTGCTTAAAGCGCTGGCAGTATTAAACAAATACCTGCCTAATACCAAAGAGCTAGTAGAAATACTTACAAGCTCTGGTATTTCAAATGCGGTTATTCGGCTGCTTATGGCCCAGTCAGCTACGCCCAAGTACGCGATGGCTATGACCGCGTTTAGGCGCCCCGGGTATTTCAGGGAAGTCTTGTTTACCCTGGCGAACAACACGGGCCTTGAAGACTACGTATTGCACTTTGGTCTCGAGCCAGTCACGCCGGAAGTGCTCGAGGTGGCTAGGTCTGTGCAATTCATGCCCACGGTTTTAACAATCAATTCGCATTCGCTGGGGGTGACTGAAAACCCCTATGAATTACTCAAGCGCGTATTTGAGACTACAGACGTGCCGGGCGTGCTGTATTTAGAGGACGACGTGATACTGGCCCCAGATGCCGTACGGATGGCTACGTGGTATTTTGAGCATCCAGAGCGCAATAACTACATGTGCTTGAACTTATACAACCCAGACAGCCAGGCCGATGCTGACCCCACAAGCCTAGTCGCGAGCCATAAATTTAACGCGTTGGCTATAGGAATTACCAGGGAACAGTGGGAAAAGTACTTCAAAGACGGCTGGCACAAGGATCCGCAGGGCTGGGATTGGTCGATGATAGGGATTGCCAAGGACGTGCAGGTGTTAACTCCTGGCATTTCTCGGTCGCATCATATTGGCCGGGAATATGGGATGTATTACGACGCATCTAAGCATGACGCTATTTATTGCCCAAACCCTATGTGTACGCAGCCCGCCTCAGAGTTTAGAATAGTGAACTAAGTTGTATTTGAAATCCAAGGGTTTAATCATGACCACGCCGTATGAATTTGGGAAGTTTGCCGCTGAGCCAAAAGCTCTGCGGTTTCATGAGCCAGAATCTAGTGTTCCGCCTATAAACATGGCTAATGTAGAAGCCCGCGGTGATTATCATTCTTTCAAACACCGTAACAAATTTCCAACCAGTACTTTATTTTCAAGTTTGTTTGGGGCAGAGGGGCTCGACGCCAAAATTTTAAGCAGGCCAGTTTCCGCCGCACTTGGTCACGTAGCGCCGATGCTGCCTATTCCTGGCGCTTCTTTAATTGGTCCTGCAACTGGCGCGGCTAGCGCTGTAACCAATACGCTGGACGACGTTAATAATTTACGTTATCGGCAAAGCATTCAGAGTAGAGTTGATAAGTACAACGCAAATCCAGAGCGCGTCAAAGAAAAGCTGCCGGCTGCTAAAATGAAGGCAAGCCCAACAATTCCAGCTAGCGCTGTAGATGCTGCTGCCAAATCTATTCCGAAATCTACAGCCCCTGCGAAAACTAGCCCCGCAAAAACCGAAGAGTCTAAATCCACAGAGCCGTCTACTGTCTCCAAGGTTTTAAACGCCGTAGATCCGCGCAAGATGGACCCTAGATTGCTCGCTGCGCTTGGTATTGGCGGCGTTGGTCTTGGTGCTGGCGCGTATTACCTCAGCCGTAAGAAAAAGAAGAAGCCAGAAGACAACTCGGAGAAGCAATCAATGCTCAACGATTTAATGCAGTTCGGCGCCAAGGTTGCCCAGTCAACGTGCTCCCCGTGCGATATGCCTAACGGCCCCGCCAACAAGAAGCACATGACCGGCGCGAGCCCGGCTGTCACAGAAGCCGGCGAGCACTCTGAGGAGTTTGGCACGCCTGAGGTCGCTGAGACAGAGCACAGCAACGCCAAGGCCAAGATGCCAGAAGAAGGCGCAAAGTCGGCGTATGCTTTTGGCTACATGCTGGGGCGCTAAACATACGAGCATAGCCGCATGTTTAACCTAGGCAGCTCTGACACGTGTGCGCGGCTCGGTGAAAGGATCGTGCGCTACGCCTATTTGGGCGAAACGAAGATTTACACCTGCGGCCAGTGTGATCCGACGGGCACGACTGATCCGTATTTTTCTGCCGTGCTGTTTTTGGCGAATTTCAATGGGAACTATTTTAATTGTGCGTTGAATGACGCTACGCTGAGCCGCCGCAGTTGGGTCTCCCAGCCGCCTGTGCTTTCAAACACAGTGTATTACACCACGCCAGATGTGGAATATCCGGAAGAAGCTCTGCAGGGCAGTCTAGATTTCAACGGCAATGGACTGGCGTGGGCGAATTTGACGACTGCGCTAGGGCTTGAGTTCACCGTTGAAGCGTGGGCATATCGTACGACGAATCTGAATTACTACAACGATCCGAATTTGATATTTTTCGCGCTGTTTGAGGGTACAGGCGACGCCGTGCAGTATCTCGCCGGACCTGCAGCGGTGGGTGTGCGAAATAACGTCTGGATATTGAACGGCGTCGGCACTGCTGCGTCCGCGCCAATTTCGACCTGGCAACATGTGGCGCTTGTGGGTCGCGCGCGTTTAGACTCCACATCGGCTGGCGATCTCACGCTGTATATTGATGGCGTGGAGGCAGCAAAACAGCAATACCAAGCGATTAAAGGAAATTATGGCGTAGCGACTCCTATCCAGCGCGTGACGCTTGGCTTCGGCAACGGCCCGGAGATTAGCGCCCCCTTTGTTTATTCATTTCCAGGCTACATGGACGATCTGCGCGTTACGAACCGCGCGCGGTATCTGTCAAATTTCACACCGCCGGTCAGTCCGATGCCGAATGATCAGACGCCTGCGATTTTGAGTTCCAGCAGCTCATCCAGCGCATCGGACCCGTATTTTAATAACGTCGAGGTCTTGTTGCACTGTGACGCCGATGCGCCGGCGATAGCTCGGATTAGGGACTCGTCGCAGCACAATCGTACGATATATCTTGCTAACATCCTTTCGGTGATGATAAATACGCAGGCCAGCAATCAGAGCCCGATTGGACAGAATCAAAGTGCGTCCAGTCAGCGGGGTGTGTTAACCTCTGCGAGCCAAGCGTGGTCAGATTACTCTGGCGGTGCGTATATCCAGGCCGCGATTACGGGAAATAATCTCAGCGCGGGTAGCCGTGATTACACGCTTGAATTCTGGGCAAAGTTTTCTGGCGGCGGAACGATCATCAGTCCTGCCGTCGGGTTTGGTCTGGGCCAGAATCGACTATTTATACGGGATGCTCAAGAGCCGTGGGCCGGTTACGCTCAACGCATGACGATGCAGCTGCAGTACTTGTCTCCTACTGCTGGCGTTGGCATCGTTAATCGCTGGGCGCACGACGTCACGCCATACCGCAATACGTGGACACATTACGCGATTAGCCGCGCAAACGGGACGACGCGTGTATTTGTGAATGGCCAGCAGGTGACGCTGGGAATTGACAGCGCGACGCAGGAGCCGTGGAATCCGTTTTCCAGCACGGCGGCCTCGATCAACGACGGCGTTGATTTAAATTTTTCATCGTCCCCGTATTTCACAAGTTACGGTAGCGACGCCATGGCTTTATTTGGCGTCGGCTATGACCAGATGGCCAACACCTATATTGACGAATTTCGCTATACAGTAGGTGTGGGTAGATATACAACCGGTTTCACAGTCCCCACCGTACCGTACCCGAACTCATAATTGGCGCTGTACGGTATACTGGTACCATAATTAAACTTGGTATGCCCGGAACGTTACCATGCCGCAGCCTACTACACCCAACCTGAGCGTCGACACCGCTAGCCAATTAGCGAAAGCAGAGCCGGGCATTACCAATAAAGAGCCCGGATTTGCTAATACTTATGGCCCCGGCACGAGCTCTCCTGGCGGTATTCTTGCGGCTAGTCTTCCTGCCCTCGGGGTTGGCGGGCTGAGCTTGTTGATGATGTACAGGCGTTATCTGCAAGACCAGGAAGACCAGAAGAAGCAATTAAAACAGGCTGACTTTACATCCCAGCTACCAGGGCTCCATCCTAAAGACATGCTCTTGGGTGCAGCTTTGGGCGGAGGCGCTGGGTTGCTTTATGACACAGTCCGCGGCCAGCCAGCCGGCAAGCGCTTATCTACGACGCTTAAGCGCGTTCTTACTGGCGCGGGAGTCGGAGCTGTTGGGGCAAATGTCGCTGGTGACAGAGCTCGCAGGTATATAACAAACTCTGCGCTCCCTTTCGGCTATGACCAAGAGGGTATGCTATCTCAGTTGGCCCCAAGATCAGTAAAGCACGTGTATGACGCGCTGATTGCTGATAAGCCTAGCTATGACCCCAAGGTTGTAGCGGGTTTAAAAGACAGTTTTAGCGGAGATGCAGCCGCCTTCGACACCGCTATTGCCGCGAGATATGAATTGGGCAGACGTGCTCTAGGCGTGCATACCAATAACGCCATCAAAGATTTCTGGCAAAAAAACAAAGGCACTGCTGGCCCGGATTATTACTCAGTGAACGAGAAAAATCCTGCGTACTCTAAGAACGTATTGAATCTATATCGCACTTCGGCACCAGACGGAGCGATGCCAAACGGGCGTGAAACCGTTAATTCTTACAATACATCTCCGGGCGCTTGGCGCATGTCCGACGCTCTGGGCGCGAACACGTTACTGGGCGAGCAGCAAGTCGTTGTAGACGCTAATGGCCAAGGTCGTGTGGTTGATCGCTATGACGTCACCCCTGCCAAGAAAGATACAGATAAGTTTGTAAATGCTGTTATGAGTGGTGACGTGCTTAGACCAGGCTGGCACAGAAAGCCCCTTAATGACGCCGGGGTCTACGACAAAGACAAGACGAATCAGACATGGCTCACGAGTCTATTGGGGCGCATGTTCTGGGATAAAGTGCTGACAGAAGAACATCCTTGGGTCAGTCAGCGTTTCCAATTTACACCCGACCAGACCACCGGCATGAGCAACCTTGAGTTCCTGCGCGAGTCTGGCAAACCTAGCACGTAGTTTAATTATGTTGTGACGCATTCTGTGCAAGGAGGCACCCATGCATCCAGTTAACACCCTAAAAATCTATGCTATGGGGCTTCTGTTCCTACTGTTAATGTCAGGAACAGTTTTTGGCGGCACACGAGACCCCAATATTGCCGATCAGCATTATGTTGAGTACGGCAAGAAGTTTAAGTCAGTAGTTCGGATTCGCGCGGTGGGGAAAGAGGGGGAGAAGCATTACGCCTCGGCTGTATTAATCAAGCCGCATTGGGCGCTTACCGCGGGGCACATTCTGCATGGAACAACGGCGCCCTACATTCTGATGGACAACGATGCGCGCCAGATCCCATTGCAGGCGGTAATTATTCACAAAGGTTTTAACGACGATCCAATTAAAGGTTTTCCTGATCTCGCCGTTGTGTATTCTGAGCAGGACTTCGGGCTAGAGTTCTACACGCCGCTCTACAAACAAAAGGACGAAGCGGGTAAAGTAGCAACGTTGGCCGGCTGTGGTTTGCATGGCACGTTTGAAACAGGTCACGCGTTCGCAGATGTCTTGCGGAGAGCCGGCAGTAACAAAATAGACCGTGTAAGCGACAGCGTATTATTCTGCACACCAAGTAAAAACGCGTCAGACGGCAAAACCTCTATGGAGTTTTTAATTGCCCCTGGTGATTCTGGCGGCGGGTTATTTATAGGCAACGAGCTGGCTGGAATTCATTCTTTTATTTCGCGGCCTGGTAGCGCGCCAAACAGCAAGTACGGCGAAGAATCTGGGCATACGCGTATCAGTTTGTATGCTGATTGGGTAGAATCACAGATCGCCGAGCACGAACTTAAATTAAAAGCAGTTGAGAAATAAGCATGGCTAACAAGAAGATCTCAGAGTTTGTTACTGCTGCGGCTGTCGGTTCAAGCGTTGTTCCTGTATCAAACGCTGCCGGTACAGTCACGAATAAAGTCACGCTGGAATCTATTGCAGCTCTTGGCGGTGGTGCTCCTGCTGACGGGACTGTAGCTACCGCAAAGCTGGCTAATAGCGCGGTGACGTACGCTAAGCTGCAGAACGTCTCGGCTACAGATAGGTTACTCGGCCGGGCTACAACTGGCGCAGGAGTTGTTGAAGAAATTCCGTGCACTGTATTTGGCCGGTCGCTTTTAGCCGCCACTACAGCTGCCGCGGCAAAGACGACATTAGCTTTAGCTGCTGTGGCTACGTCTGGCGCTTACAGTGATTTAACTGGTGTGCCAGACCCGCTGTTAAAGACGGGCGGGACGATCACCGGTAATCTGTTTGTAAACGGCGCTGTTATTGGCGCTGGTGCCCGTTCCGCTTTTGCCGCTAATAACGAACAGTACGCGCTTGGTGCCCGTTTCGCTCCAGCTGGCGGCGTTGTGTACTTCGGCGCCACGAATGCCACAACTACGCCGGACGTGGCTATCAGTAATGCAGGTGGCGCGACATTGATGTTGCTGCAAACCGGCGGCAACGTAGGCATCGGCACAAATAGCCCTACTCAAAGATTAGACGTCAACGGCACCATTACAGCCACTAAAAGCATAGCGCCATTTGATGTAAGCGCCAGAAGCTACGTGCGTGAGTGGATTGAGCTGCCTAACTTTACGGGTTTGTTGTCTGCTAATAACAGCGCGTACTTCCGGCCTAATGATGGCGCTTATGGCGGTTGGAAATTCTCTGGCACTCGCAATGGCTGGGCTGGTATTGAGTTTAGCGAGAGCGGCACGTCTTTAATGCAGGATGCTACTGGCGAGACATCAGGTTTTCACCGAAATGGCTACGGCTGGCAGTTTTACTGGCAAAACGGAGAGCTGCGTTGTTTTAAAAATCGTTACGGCGGCGGCACAAACGCCACGGTGCTCGACAGTGTCAATTATGGAAATTACGTATCGAGCGGCACAAACACAATGGGCGGTCGTTTAACGATCACAAGCAATACACCGGTTGCGTATGCAGACGCTACCAGCAGCACAATTTATTACACGCCGCACACGTCAAATTATATTTCTCTTTATGACACGGTGGCTGCGCGTTGGGTGTTGTACCCGTTCACAGAAGTGAGTTTAAGCGTTGCCGCCCTTGCCGCTAACGTTAACTACGACGTGTTTATTCGCAGAAACGGTGCTAGTTTTGCGCTTGAGACGCTTGCTTGGACATCAGACACAGCTAGGACAGTAAACAGTTTAACTCTAACGGCTAGCCGGGCGTATGTGAGAACTAGTGATAACTCACAGCGCTATATTGGCACAATTCGTACGTCGGCTGCGGGCACTATAGCTGACACAGAGTCGTTGCGCTATGTGTGGAACATGGATAACCGCGTTAAACGTTTAGCGCACGCTGACAATAACGTGACGCACACATACGCTGGTGCAAATGCTACTTATAGACCTTGGCGTAATTTGTCGGCTACGTCTGCGCTCGGTTTGTCTCGTGTGCAGTTTATTACAGGTATGGCGGAAGATCTCGTGCGCTCAGACTGGTATGCCAATACTATGACATCTGGCGGCGCTGGACTTTCTCCGGCATTGGATAGCCGTACAGCGCCTGTGGGCCTTCTTTACGCTGGCATCCCAGGCCCCACATCGCAGGTGCAGTTAGCCGCAGCAGCCACCGTTACATGGAATCCGTTGTTGGGGTATCATTTCGTCGAGATTCTGCAGGGCACACCTACTGGCGCCAGCGGCACATATTACAGCGTATCATTTAACGTAGAAATTTTTAGCTAGTACTTGATTGAAGGTTATCAATATGGCTGACGATATTGCGCTCGAACTTCCGCTTGATCCTGCCCCGCTGCCGCCGGAGGTAGATACGCCTACGATTGCCCCAGTTGAGTCGTCATCGTCCGCAGAGTTTGTTGACACCGCGACTGCCGATATTGCAAACGCGCCTGAAGTTGTGCCACTTGCTGGTGTCGTTGTTGCCGCACCTGTTGTTCCTGTGCCGACATTGCTGCCGCCGGTTGATCCAATACTTGCCGACGACATGCAAACGCTGCATGCCGCAATCCAGGCAATAACTCCAATTACCGGTTTGTCTATCATTAATGACGTGCCCAGTGAGATTGGCTACATCACACCGCCGACGGCTGAGCAGGAAGTGCAAATTGCTGAAGTCATTAGCGGCTGGGATAACCTGCGGGCTAAAAATGCCCAGCTGCGTGAAATTGAAAATAACTGGCAAACAACTATTGCAGCCGGCTGGCCCACGCCGTATGGCTGGAAACTGGGGCTTACTCCGCAGGATATCACGCTCCTTACCGGTGCTTTTATTTTGGCGAAAGAGGCCCAAACAATGGGCCTTGCGAGCTCTGGCGTGATTGTGGACACGGACGGGCTTGCGCATGAGTTGTCTGTGGCTGATTTAACAGGGCTTATGCTGCAATATGGCCAGGCGCGTGCAGCTCTTTCTGCTGCCTATGCCGCGTCAAAGGCTGCTCTTGGTTAAAATAGCTTTACGGCAGTATTCCTGGCTATAAAGGCTATTGATTCATGAGTGAGCCTGAAGACGACATCACAGACTTAGACATTCAGGCGAGCGCTGCTGGGGCCGCGTGGGCGAAGCTGGCTGCTGAATTTAAGCCGGACTACACACCAGAGCAGCTTGAGAACTTGGGTGTATATGACGCGTTGTATCGCGGCCAGGGCCCCAGATTAGCCAGCCTAGGCGAGTGGAAGCCTGAATGGGTGTCTGAGCACGACCCGAAAGGCTGGGCGCAGTGGTATAAGCGCTACACATCTGGCCGGCGTATTCCTGAAGAAGACGAACGACAAATTAAGCGCTGGGCTAGCTTTAAAGCCCGTCATGGCAGCTCTTTCACTAAGAACCCGACACCCCGTAGAGGCTGGGCGCTACGTAATTGGGGAATTGACCCCGCCACGTTAGTCGAGCCCGCGGAGCAGCAGGGCGTCACCGAAATGCTGGACGAGTATCAGCGCAAAGCTATGCAGAAGCATATTGCAGAGAAGCAATCCGCGCTGCTCCCTGAAGTAAACCTCCAGCCGCACCAAGAGCGCATTCAAGACACAGCGCTTGAAGAAAACCCGCGCATGCTGGTGTATCACGGGCTTGGTTCTGGTAAATCTTTATCGGCTATTGCCGCTGCGGAAGCCGCTAAGCAGAAATACAACGACGACTACGGAATCGTTGCCCCGGCCAGTCTGCGGGGTAACTTTCAGAAAGAAGTTGAGAAGTTTACCGAAGACAGCAAGCCAGAAATTCTTTCATACACCGGGCTTGGTCTTGGCAAAGACTTTAAAAAGCAGCCCGACACCGTGATCATGGACGAGGCTCACAGACTTCGGAATCCTGGCGGGTCTGCTGCGCAAGCGGCTAAGACAGTGGCTGACAGGGCTAAGCGTGTGCTGCTCCTTACCGGCAGCCCCATCACGAATTCACCCAGCGACCTTGCAAACTTAATCTCAATCGTCGCCAAGCAGAATATCACACCGAATGACTTTGAGAAGAAGTTCGTTGGGCAGAAGACAGTGCATCCCGGGATATTCAATTATCTTGCTGGCGTAAAGCCTGGTGTGCGCCCTGTAATCAAGAATGAGGGCGAGCTGCGCAAGCTTCTCGAGGGCCGCGTTGACTATCAGCCCAGTAAGACGCCTGAAGGCGTGAATGTTAACGAAGAGAAGATCCAAGTACCGTTAACAAGCGCGCAGCAGAAAATACAAAAAGCACTGCGTACGCAAATTCCGCCGAGCTTCCTCTGGAAGCTTGATAAAGAGTTCCCGCTTAGCAAAGACGAACTGTCAAAGCTCAATAGCTTTCTGACGGGCTTGCGGCAGAACTCTGTGTCTACTCGGCCTTTCCGCCAAGACTCGGACGCTATCTCTGCGTTTAATCAGTCAGGGAAGCTGCAGGAAGCGTACAAGCGGCTCAAGGAACTTATTGACTCGGACCCGCGCAAAAAAGCGATTATCTACTCGAATCACATTGGTGCAGGTATTGAGCCGTATGCCGCCGCGCTTGATAAGAACAGAATACCCTATGGTGTATTCCATGGCGGTATTCCCACCCGCGTGCGGCAGCAGTCACTTAAAGACTACAACGAGGGCAAGCTCCGGGCGCTTTTAATTGGCCCGGCTGGCGCTGAAGGTTTGTCTACTAAGGGTACGAACTTAATCCAGCTTTTAGACCCGCACTGGCACGAGTCACGAACACAGCAGGCGCGTGGCCGTGGGCTGCGCTTTGACAGCCACGATGACCTGCCGGAAGAGCTAAAGAACGTAGCTGTGCAGCGGTTTATCTCCAAGTCTGAAGAGCCTAGCTTCCTTGGTAAACTTATGGGTTATCGCCGCGAACGTACTGGAGACGAGATCTTGGAACGCCTGTCAAACGAAAAAGAAGTATTTAACGAGCGTTTTCGTGATTTGCTCCGGGAGATTGGCTCACGTAACCACGACAAAACCGCATTTGAATTAGGCCCGAAGCCTGAGCCCAAATTCGTGCAGGATGGTAAGTGGACACGTTTAGCCGGCACGCCGAAAGCTCCACCACAGGAAGCGCCAAAACCGCTGAGCCCTATGCCCGGGTCGCTGATGGCGAATAATGTCGAAATTAAACCGCGGCCGCAAATGGTGGCTGCTGGCATGCAGACACCTGAAGACCTTATCCGCACAGGCGTTAAAAAGGTAACGGGTTACGACATACCAGCTTTAAGTTACTGCGGCCCGGGTAAAAATTTTGGGCAGGTGGCGTCGTTGGTAGGCATGGGCCAAGACATGTGGAACAACGGCTTTATGAAAAAGGTAAATGCGGATCTCTCGGCATTCGGCAAAGAAGCCGGTTTTCGCTGGTACAAGCGGTTCCCTGTAAACGACAACGTAGCCGTGAACATGAGCCTTGGCGGGCCTTCTGTGACGTTTAAGAAGCTTATCCCTGGTACAAGCTTTACTTTGGGTAATAGAGCGCCTCGTTTATATGTCGGAACGCCCGTACCGGGCGTAGCGTATCAGCAATACCTGTCGCCTAAAAAGCACAAAATCACGGCGGAAAAGGAATTTAAAGATTCGCCGGAGGATGAGAAAGACCAGCGCACGACATACGAGAAGATCCGAGACTTCTTGTTTGGCTCTGAGTATGGCCCCGACGCCGAGTAACCTGTATGCTTAGGTTGCGATATAACCGGCAGGAGGCCACCCGAGGAGCCAAGGAATGGCAGCCAATTTCACTAATTACCGGAAGCTCGTCTCTGTATTAAAAAAGCACGTCCCGCCGGCGTTTCCTATCTCTATTCGGCGTGTGCAGCTCCCCAAGCATATCGAAGGGCGTTGCTGGAAACACGGCAAGACGTTTATTATTGAGATCGACAAGTCTCTCGATCCGGCCCGCGCTATTGATGTGTTAATTCACGAGTGGGCGCATGCGCGAGCGTGGAATCACATGCTCGATGAGGCCCAAACGGATGAGGCTTTTAATAAGCTCGCCCACGACGCTGCGTGGGGTGTAGCATATGCTGAGGTATACGCTAAATACGAGCAGAATTTCGCGCAGGCCGTACTATGACCGAATTTAACTGGGCAACCGCCGCACTAATTTTTATAACGTACGTCCTGATTGATATCTTATACGCGTGGTACATTATCGCGGTCGGTAAGCGCCAGGAAATACAGGCGTCTGTGGCTAGTTCGCTGTTGTATAGTCTTTCGGCTTATGGCGTGATCACGTATTCCCGAAATATCACGTATATTGCTTTTTTGGCTGCCGGCGCATTTCTAGGCACGTACATTATCGTAAAGCTCAAGAAATGAGCCAGCCGTTATCCCGGGAGGTATTACTGGCACACGGCAGGTGTTGCGGCGGAAGATGCCAAAATTGCCCGTATATCCCCAGGCATATTGGCGGCAGTAAGCAGATTCAGCCAGTGTGTTTTGTGTGCCAAGGCGAACTGCAGGAAATACGCGGAAAACTGATCTGCAAAGAGTGCCACACGATTAACGAAACATGCTGTGACGGCGGGCAGTGCGCTACATAAGCCGCATAGAAAATGGCTATTCTGTACAATAAAGCGACGGTATTCGGTCTTGTTTTTGCTGAATCCCCGTTGGCGGCTTGTTATTGATTTGATATGCTGAGACTACATTCCGCACATTATGGAGATTTACACTATGTTCGTATCTGACGTCCAGGTATTGCGCCGGTTTACCAAGAAGCTCGCTTCGGTTGAGATGAAGGATCCGGCGGCTATGTCGGCGGCCGAGCGCACCGAATTCAACAAAACCATGACGAAGCAGCAACCGCCCGATCTTACTGATAAGGTAAACATGGGCGCGCGCGCTGCCGGTTCTGCTGTATCCGGCGCCGCTAATAAGGGACTTGAGGGCATTACTGGCGCAGCTAAGTCGCTGTACAACAATGCCACGCCTACAAACCTTGGTTTGGCTGCAGCTGGCGCGGGATTAGGCGGCGGGGCCCTTTACGGCCTTTCGCGCTTGCTGCAGTCCGATGAAGAAAAGAAGAAGAAAACGCCCATCATGGCTCCGGCTCTTGGGGCTGTAGGCGGCGCGGCCTTGTTGCCGATCATTGCGGCTCTGATGTCTCGCGGTGAGGCGAAGCCGATTAACATGGACGGCTTTAATACTTCAAACGGTCCAGCAAATTATGCCGATGCTGTAGCCCACGCGAGCGGCCCGGCGATGGTTGGCACACCGACCACGTCGACTTATCCTAAGTAATTACGCGTAGGCCACGTTATCCATATGATCTTCCGCAAACCAGCAAATGCTTTTTTAGCGTTGCTGGTTTGCGTTTTTTTAACGACCGCAATTGCTGATATCGTAATTGTGATCTATACTCGCGCGCTGGCTAACCGCGACGTCACTCTTGCCGTTGCTATGGCTATGTCTATTTCCATGACCAAGGGCGTTAATATTTTGCTCCTTACAAGTCAATCGACAAATACACGTCGGTGGCTTGTGCAAATTGCGAGCGCGCTTGGTATGGGCTTCGGAACGTGGCTTGGGCTTTTGATATACTGACACTGTCCTTACGAGGTGAACTGTGGCTGCGCCTGCTAAGAAGTTTGTCCTGAATGCTGAACAGCGCGTATACGTAGAGAAGTCTTGGGGTTACGAAGATTGGATTTGGAACGGGCGGTACTGCGGCAAAAAGTTGTTCATTGAAAAAGGCAAAGAGTGCAGCTTTCATTATCATAAAGTCAAAGACGAGGTAATGTATCTCGAGCGCGGTAAGGTGCTGCTGACGTACGGCTGGGATTCAGACCCAGAGTTTGCGGCGCAGCTCACGCTCACTCCTGACATGGCTTTCCACATTCCTCCGGGCATGTGGCACCGTTTCAAGGGACTCGAGGAATCCATGCTTTTCGAGTTCAGCACCCACCACTCAGACAAGGACGTCGTGAGGTTGGGTGATAAAGAAGCCAAGGACGGCGCTGATGACGAAACAGACGAAGATAGCGACGAAAATTCTTGAGCGCGCTTACGCGCGCGAGTTAATTAAAGCAGCGGTCGGGCAGAATGACTTTGGCGTCGGGTCATATACGCCGCCGGGCCAGCCAAAGCCGATGAATTCGGGTATCACGCCCGCTGGCCGCGCATTAGCTGCTGCCCCGGCGGCTATCGGCAACGCAGTCGATGGCGCAGGTAGCGGTATATACGGCGGCTTTAATGCTGCCCTCGGCGCTCCGTTAAGCGGCATTGCTCGCGCTGGTCAGGGCATAGCGCACACTAATCACGTGCTCAATAATGACCCGCAGGCTCAAAATGCTTCAGCGGTCTGGGGTGCTGCAGCAAAGTCGCTTTGGTCAAACACAGTAGCCGGCGGTAAAGATTTACTCGAGGCTCCGTCACGCATGCTTGGCGCGCTTGACGGGCCCACGCATATGCAGACATTGCAAGCGCAGCAGGGCGCGCAGCTTAGTCCCGGCCAGCGGGATGTGTTTAATTTCGCTAATAATGCTGCGCAGAACGCTTCTACAGCTTTAGTTGCGGCTCCCGCATTTGGCGCTGTGGCAAAAGCTGTACCGCGGGCGGATAAAGCGCTGCAGTTGTACGCTTCTGGCGACGTCGCTCTCCGCAGCTTCGGCGTCGGCACGCCGGAGGTAAATCAAATTATAGCGAATACGATAGGCATGGGTAATCAGGCTCAAGCTGCAGAACCGCAAACCGCACCACAACCAGCGCCAGAGCCTACAGATGTTAACTATGATCAGCTGTCGACCGCTTTAAACAGCTTTCACCCTGAAATGCAAGACGCTGCCAACGAATTTGTGGCTGAGAATAACGCAGATCAAACAGAAGTAGCGCAAGATGCCGCTGCGACCCCAGCACAACAAGTTGCTGGTCCTGTTCCACCTCCGCCTACCGAACAGCCGGCGCCAGAACAGCAATCTGAAGCGGCTACGGATTACGCGGCTTTGACGCCTGCAAAGTGGTCGCTTCCTCCTAATGCCACCCCCGCGCAACAAAAAACAGTTGAGTACGCCACAAATACAATTAACGCTGCTCCGCCGCCTGTGCAGAAAGCTGTTAGTGATCTTGCAACTGATTCAACAAACGCAGAAGCAAAAGCGACTGTAGACGCCGCAGCTACTGAAAACATTGTGAGGTCCGTTACAGCGGATCCAGCTGCTACGGCAAACGGCGCTACAAATTTTGGCGAGCTTATTGGCGCCAAAATGGAGTGGTACAACAACCAAGACCCGCATACGCAGGGCTTGCTGGCGCTTGGGCTGTCTGCCGGCGTTATTGGACTTATTTCAGCTATTAATGGCGGCGGCTTGGGTAGTTTTCTTTCAATGGCGCTTGGTTTAGGCGGCGCTGGGCTTTTGGGCGCCGCAAGCGGCGCATTTGGCGAAGACGGACAGCGCGCGATGGGGCAGGGCATGGCGTCAGTTGGGCGCATGATGGGGATGGATGTTCCTACGGATCCAGTACCTGTAGATCGGCTTGTGGGTGAAAACGCTCCAGCGGCTATTCACGCTGACGTTATGAAATCTGCCCCGACCGACAAAGAAAAAATGCAGCTGCTCACTAACAAGACAATGCGAGACACTAAAGCGCAAAGCATACGCGCGGAACTGAAGCAACTAGACAGAGCAAAACAAATTGCGGGGATGCCGGAGCAAGCTGCAGTGCCTGTGCTTATGGCATTAGGTCAGGCGCAGGGCAAACCACTAACGACTGAAGTTGCTAAACAGGTTTATCGTAATGCTGTGCAAACCGCGCAAATGGCTAACGATAAAGACAGCCCTATGGGTAAGCAACTTGCTGAGGCGCAGCAGTTTTCTACAGATGCGGATAAATACGTAGCGCAGCAAGCTGGTAACTACATTGCACCATACGTAGCCCCTGCAGCGCCATATGTGAATAAAGCTATACCTTATGTAAATCAAGCCTCGCAATATGCGGATCAAGCCTCGCAATTTCTTGCTCCATTTTTTCCCAAGGTGAATAATGCTAGATAAAAAACTCGTAATAGACGTTATGCAAAAAGCCGCCCGATGCTGGGCGGGTTATGAGCCTGTGCCCGGCGCCAAGGCTTACAGCGAAGGCTCCTGCCGCCCGAAGGGCAGCAAGAAGACAAAGAAGGAAGTGATTCAAGGTAAAAATCACTCAGAGAAGAAAGCAGCGCAGCCGTATACGGGCCAGCACAGTGCTACGCCGTTTGACGCTGCTCACGCGGCGGGCTTACTAGGCATGAAACCTAATGCAGATCCGCAGCAGGTCTATAACCGAATGATGCACAAATATCAATCTGGCGGTTTTAACCCGGCCCAGTTTTCAGAATTACGTGCAAAGTATCAAGGACTACCACCGTCGTTCACACCGCCTACTGGCGCTGTTGCTCCCGTCGCACCTAAACCAGTACAGGCGCCAGTCGCCGCCCGCCCGTCTCCGTGCGGCCCGGGTGGGTGCCCTGTGCCACGTCAGGTTAAACCGCCTGTTCCGCGCACGCCAAACGGCACACCGCGGCTTGTTCCGGGCGTACCTCAACCGCGGCCCACAATGAATCAGATGCCGCCAAAAACGGCCAAAGTAGACTTTACGCAATTTGCGCCTAAAGCCGCACCGCCGGCAAAACCGGCTGTTGCGGCCGTGACCCGCAAACCGGAAGAGCCGGACACGCTCAAGCCCGAACCGCTTCCGCGTGTTGCTCCGACTATTTCGCCGGTTGATTCCAAAGTTCCGCCGCTGAAGTAATTAAACAACAAGGATGTCACATGGCAAAACAGCCCAGCCGCACAGCGAACAAATCAGCACGTCGACAGGAACGCAAACAAGCGCGCAAAGACAAACAGGACACGAACGTTTATTCGCCGGTAGAGTTTAAGCCTCGCACAGAATCGCAACGGCACGCCCTCGAGCTTGTCGCTGATAATGACATGAGTTTCCTTCTCGGATCTGCGGGTTCAGGCAAAACGTTTCTAGCTATGGCTTATGCAATTAATCAGGTGCTGACTAAACAGGTAGATAAGATTGTTCTGACGCGGCCTATTGTCGAAGCCGGCGAGAAGCTTGGGTTTCTGCCGGGCACGTTTGGCGATAAGGTAAATCCGTACATGCAGCCCCTTTACGACACCATGGAGGTGTTGTTGGGTAAGCAAGGAGCTAAGCGCGAGATTATCAATAAAGCTGTGGTGCTTGCGCCGCTATGTTATATGCGCGGGCGTACATTTAATGATTCAATCTGTATTTTTGACGAGGCGCAAAATGCCACGTACACGCAGCTTAAATTGTTTCTGACGCGTTTTGGGCAAAATACGAAGGTTATCGTTACGGGTGATCCAGACCAGAGCGATCTCGTGACAGGCCGCCGAGAAGATTGCGCTTTGACCGAGGTCGTGGACAGGCTTAAAGGCACGGCGGGTATTGGTATGTATAAGTTTACCCATGCTGACGTCGTGCGCCATCCGCTAGTAGCTGCTGTGTTGCGCAAGCTGTAAAAACAGACTTGCCCAAGTTTTGCGTGTGACTTATAGTGGCTCCAACACTTAGGAGCTATTATGCAATTACACGAAATCGTCACGCTGCTTAATGAAGACCTAAAAAACGAGTGGAAGCATATGCAGTTTTATCTGCATCATGCTAGCGCTATTACGGGCCTGCACGCGCACGAGTACAAAGAGTTTTTACTCGAACAAGCGGCCAGTGAGATGAAGCATGTACAGCAGTTTTCTGACATGCTGTTTGGTCTCGGTATAACCCCTACTACCGAAATAAACGAGTTTTCAAAACTCACAAGCGCCAAGTTAATACTTGAGAGCGCTGCTGCTATGGAAGAAGACGTCGTTAAAAATTACGTCCAGCGTATTGCGCAGCTGTCTACGCTAACGTTCCACTCTTCTGCAGAGGCGGCCGACGCAAAATGGATCGAGATTTTTCTTGAGGAACAGGTCAAAGACAGCCGCGAAGATCTTGATCATTTAATGCGAATTCTCGCGGGGTTGTAATTCTGGACAGGTGGCAGAGCGGTTGAATGCACTGGTCTTGAAAACCGGCGAGCCCTGACGGGCTCCGGGGGTTCGAATCCCTCCCTGTCCGTTAATCTTGCGCGTTTCTGCGTCTCGTTTATACTTGCGATTTATTGCCCCATACTTATCTGGTGCCAGCTATGCGAACCAAAGATTTAGGCGAATTTTTTTACACGACGTCTCTCACGCAGTACGACGTATTGAAGTATTACGTCAACAAGATGTTCACGCCGGCTATGGACGTAGTGGCGTTGCTGCAGCTTATTGCGACGTACAAGCCTAAAACGTTTTTAGAGATCGGCACAAATCAAGGGCAGACCACACAAATTATCGCAGATAATTTTCCTAATATGCAGATCGTCACGTGCGATCCCGGCGATCAGCTGACAGAGGAACAACGCAACGAGCACCAAATAGGTGAGCATTTACCACAGTGGGCAATCGGTGAGCGAGTAGCTGGCTATCCGAATGTGAAAATTATTAAAAAGTCGTTTGCTGATATCGATTGGGCTGGGCAAACCTTTGATTTTATTTTCATTGACGGCGACCATTCTTACGAAGCTGCGCTGCAAGATAGCTTGTTAGCCGCTAAGCTTGTAAATCATCCTGGCGTGCTGGCGTGGCACGATGTGGATAACGGCGCAGTTCCTGGCGTAAAAAAAGCGCTTGATGAGCTGACTGAATTAGCTCCGATTATTCACATTGAAAAATCAATGGTGGGGTATCGCGCTACTTGCCGGAGCACCGACTCGAAACGAGTTTTTACTCAGTTGCACAGAGACGGCGCTTGGGGTTCTGGCTGCGGCCCGGGCGCAACCTTAGATTTCTGCCAGCCGCTGATTAATTTTTTAGCGCCGCACTTTGAAGAACGGAACGTCAAGACACTATGCGATTTAGGCTGCGGCGATTTTCAGTGGCAACCCGCGCTAGTAGCTAGTACCGGGGTTAAATACATTGGTTTAGATTGCATTGACGCACTAATAGAGCAGAACAGCGCGAAATATCTCCGGCCGGCGTACGAGTTTCGCTCTGTAGACTTTGCCGCAACCCCTGCAGCGCAATTACCAGAAGCAGATGTTTACCTTATCAAAGACGTTTTGCAGCACTGGACGTCTGACGACGTAAATCAGTTTTTAGTGGAGCTGCTCATCGCGCGCCCATCGGCTGAAGTGCTTGTCATTAACTGCGTCAACCAAGAAAACGATAAACGCGACATTCAAACCGGCCAGTTTGAGCCGCTCAACAAAGCACACTATCCGCTAAATGCATTTAATGTCGAGGAGCTGTTTTCGTTTCACAGCAAAGTTGTTTACAGGATCAGTCCGCTTAAATCAAACGCGCCAATGCCGACTAGTGCGCCGGTTAAATTAAGTGCTGCACCGGTTGTGCTACCCGAGTTTTCTGCAGCTTTGATGCAGCCTGCCAATGTTGCTGCGTATCGGCCGCTTGTCGAATCTACATCTGCGCAGTGGTTTGCTGATGCTGCGTCCGCAGCTGCGCTAGTGCCAAAACCCAGCGATATGCGGGGGCGCGGCATTGTTATCTGTGCGGGCAATAATTATCTGCCTGCGGCGTGGGTGAATATCAAGATGCTGCGATATTTTCACTGCGACTTGCCAGTGGAGATTTGGCATCTTGGTCCAGAAGAAATTCCGGCCCGCGTGCGCCCGGGTTTCGAGGCGCTAGGCGCCACGTTTATAGACGGCCGCGAAATCCAAAAGACGTTTCCGCATCAACGGCTAAACGGCTGGGAACTTAAAGCTTACGCGCTGCTGCACACAAAGTTTGCTGAGGTAATGCTTCTTGATGCGGATAACATACCGCTTAAAAATGTCACACGTTTGTTTGATGAGATGTTTTACAAGCAACACGGCGCGTTGTTCTGGCCGGATCGCGGAACGTGGCCGCCGCATGCCAAGATTTGGGAGTTGACCGGCGTACCGTACAGACCCGAGTGTGAGTTTGAAACCGGGCAGATGGTTGTGGATCGGTCACGCTGCTGGCCAGCTGTTGTGATGACTAATTGGATTAATGAAGAGAGCGTCTATTGGTATACGAAGATTCACGGTGACAAAGACACGTTCCGGCTAGGCTGGCGCGGCACTGGCACACAATACAACGCTATTCCGCACTCGTCGCTGGCGCCGTGGCCATTCTTTTATCAGAAAGACATTACCGGAGACGTGTTGTTCCAGCACGGCTGCAAATGGGCGGGCAGGCCAGAATCCTGCGAGTTGCAACAACAGTTTACGCCGGAATTTGTGCCGTATTATCCGCAGTGCGTTGGCTACATCGAAGAGTATTCCAAACTGTAACGTGTAAGGTGCTACATGCCACAGAAGTTTATTTTGCGTAATCATCAAAGCCCCGGCGATTTGGTAATGATGCTGTACGCATTGACTAGTCTGCACGAAACGTATCCCGGCGAGTACATCACAGATGTAAACGTGACGGTGCGCGACTTGTTTGTTGAAAATCCGTTGATTACGCAGCTAAACGAAAAAGACCCTGATGTGCGGGTAATTAAAATGGAATACCCGCAAATCAATGAGAGTAACAGCCGACCGTACCGCTTCTCTACAGCTTTCACGGCATACCTAGCCGATCAAATTGGTAGGCCTATTCAGCCCGCTAATTTTGCAGGGGTTATTCCGCTTAGCGCTAGCGAAAAAGGCTGGTACTCGGCAATGCACGAGGTGCTGCAACGCGACGTGCCGTACTGGGTTTTAAACGCCGGGCATAAATCTGACTTCACCGCTAAGACTTGGTCATTTGCGCGGTATCAAGAATTAGTAGACGCTTTGCCAGATGTGCAGTTTGTACAGGTTGGTGCTAAAGAGCACATACATCCAGAACTGCGCGGCCCTAATTTAACACGTATGGTAGGAAAGACAGATACGCGGCAATTAATCCGGCTAGTTTACAACTCGTTTGGTGTAATTTCTGGCGTGAGCTTTCCGATGCACTTAGCTTATGCCGTACCCGCGCACCCTAGGTTTAGACGTGAAAGCCGCGCAAATATTACTATTGCCGGCGGCCGGGAACCGTCGCATTGGGAGCAGGGTCCGGATCATCATTATTTACACACCAGCGGTATGCTTAGTTGCTGCTCTAAAGGTGGTTGCTGGAAGAGCCGCGTAGTGGCCATGGATGACAACGACGAAAAAAACAACAGCCTATGCGAAGCGCCGATGATGATGGAAGACGGGCAGTGGGTGCCAAAATGTATGGTGATGATTGAAGTCGACGACGTTGTAAAGCTTGTACGCCGGTATATGGATAACCTGGACTACTCGCCTAAGTCGTGATGGCTGGATGCTGCCACATCGCAAAACCGTAATGGCGCTAGACTTCGATCGCACGTTTACGAGCGATGTCGCGTTCTGGCGCATGTTCATAACTATTGCGGTGCAGCGCGGGCATACGGTTATATGTGTAACTGGCCGAACTGATTGCCCACGCAATCATGCAGAAGTCGCCGCGGTGTTCGGCCAGCCTTATTTTCAGCTTCTTGGCGGTTGCATCTTTTGCAGCCATTCGCCGAAGCGCGCGATTGTCGAAGCGCGCGGTTACGCAATTGATATTTGGATAGACGACATGCCTGAGGGCATCGGCGCACGCGACCCGGCTGAGTTTAAAGCTCTCGAGGCCAAATTCCCTGTGTGCGAAACATTGCCAATATTTAACAACGCAGATATTTCGCCTACTGAGATGTGGGTACCAAACGCCCCACTATTTTCAAAAAAACCCAGAATTACTGTAAATTAATAGGGTACGCCGGGACGGATCTCGGCTAAGTCTGACGCACTGAACGGATTCAGTGTATGCAGAAGCGTTGGTACTACTGTTACGTTATCGTATACCCGTCGCTTGGGTATAAGTTCTACTACGGCTCGCGCATAACAAAAAATGCGCCCGAGGCCGACCATGATTACTTCGGGTCGTCCGTTACTTTTAGTCACTACAACGACACAGAGCATGCCGAGTATCAGGCTGACGCTTTAAAAATTATTCTCTGGGCCGCGCACCTGCCAAAAGCCAAGAAACACGCACTGGCTCTCGGCGCGCTTGAGGCGGCTAATATTCGTGCCGCGCTAGATAACCGCGAGCATCTCGGGCCGGATATTTGCTTAAACCGTAATTACGGCGGGCGTATTGTATTGACGCCAGCTGAGTACAAAGCAGCTGCTGAAAAATCGCGGCAGGCTGGTTCTGGGTTTGCAGGTATGTCTAAAAAAATGCACAAAAAATGGGCTACGCTTGGCGGTCAATTGTCTAAGCTGCATGGCAAAGGCGTGCACGGACTTAGCCAAGAAGAGCGCCGCCGCAATTCAGTTCTAGGTGCGGGTGTTATAAAGGACAAGTACGCAAAAGATTACACGTTTTGCGACCCAAACGGCGAGCTTGTAGCAATTAGAAATTTGAAAGCATTTTGCCGCGAGCATAATTTAAATCCTGGGCATATGCGCAGCGTAAATTGCGGCAGAATTAAATCACACAAAGGATGGCGCAAGCCCGCAGAATGAACGAATACATAATTAATGGCGTAGCTATTGGTTTATTGGTTGGCTACATTGTCGGACGTTTAGACTTTTTGGTCTTTTTGACTAAGTGCTCGGAGCGCTCTGTAGCAGCATCGCAGGCGTCCGTTATAAATAAACCGCGTAGTTTCTTTGATCAGCCAGAAGAGAAAGCAAAACCTGCTTTAGACATAGACACGCGCAAGTTTGTAAATCCGGTTAAAACGGATGATTTGACCAAGGCCGCCGACACTAGTCTTGGCAAAACGACTGTGGCGCACGATGATATTCAGGCATCGGTATCAAAGCTCGCACAGCTCAAAGGAAAATAACATGGCCAAAGGTTTAGACGTCGGTACCTCATTTGTCGTACTTGCGCAGGACGGGGCTGAAGGTAATGTGCAGTACAAGGACTTCCGTGACGCGTTTTACGTCATTAAGCCGACAACTCCCGTCGCCACGAAGATGATTGAAAAAGGACTGCAGGGCAAAATCTTCGTCAAAGACGCTGACGGCAGTTTTATTCTGCTAGGCCAGGACGCTATCGAAAAAGCTGTGGAGCGCAATGATTCTGCTAAGCGCCCTATGTACCGCGGCGTAGTTAGCCCGAAGGAAAAAGACGCTAAACGTATTTTGGCCTATATCTTGAAAGAAGTAGCCGGAACTGCTGCTGAGCCGGGCGAGAAGCTTGTTTTCTGTATCCCTGCGCAGCCCGTCGATCAAGAGGACGAAGACTTTGACGTCGGTTATCACGAAGACGTTGTAAAGCTTGTGCTATCCGAAGTTGGTTACGCAGCTAGGGCAATTAACGAAGCAGAAGCGCTGTGTTACTCAGAGTTTGAGAACGACGATTACACGGGTATTGCGTTGTCTTGGGGCGCTGGCATGGTAAATTGCTGCGTCATGCTTAATGGCGAACCAACTGTTATGTTCTCGACCACCAAATCCGGCGACTGGGTTGATCGAATGTCAGCCGTCGCTGTAAATGTTCCTGATAGCGTAGTGCAGGCTGAAAAAGAGCATGGCGTATTTAAAGTCGGCGAGCCCAACGACAATCCGACTTTGGCAGCCGTGGCGTCATATTATGAGCGCTTAGTAGACTACACGGCTAAACAGCTTACACACGCACTGACTGGTCATAAGTTACTGCCGCAATTTAAACACCCGCTGCCGGTTGCTGTTGCTGGCGGTACAAGCAAAGCTGACGGTTTTGTTGCCGCTTTTTCCGCTAAACTACAAGAGAGTGGTTTTCCGCTCGCCATTAAAGAGGTCCGCCACGCTGCTGACCCACTCCACGCTGTAGCCCGCGGCTGTCTAATCGCAGCCAAGATTTTATAACCGTTTCGGGTTACGTATACGCGCTGTTAAAATGAGTTTGTCGTAAGTTAGTCGTGGTGGCCGGCTGGTTAGCGTTAGGGTGTTAAGCAGGGATGTGAGACGCCCTAATAGGAATCCGTGGTCAGGCTGCGGCCGCGCTCACGGTTGGTGGAGCAATGAATGCCGCACGAGGTTGAGTTTACACCTTAGAAAGTCATTGCTTTGCCCCGGTTCGCCGGGGTTCGGTCCTGTGGAAGGGGATCACAGGGGCTTACGACAACCTTTTTAACAGAGAGTCAAAACATGGTAGACGAATATATGCATTCGTTAACTGTGTTTTTAAGTGCGTTCGGCGTCTCGGCCTTCGCTGGTCTTGCTACGCTATTACGGTTTTCGCGCAGGCAGGTATCAAAGATTTCAGTTTTTAGCGCTATGTTAAACGCCGGCTTTTTAGGGCTGGCTATTGCTTTAATTTGGTATCAGAATTATCGAAAAGCCGAAAACATTCACGGATTAATAGGTATTTGTGTTCTTGCCGGAATGGGTGGTTCCACGCTGACCGATTTGTTAATATCTCTATTAGCAGGAGCCGGCATAAAAGTCATCATTACCCACGAACGCGACGACCACGGGAGGCCAGACGATGACACAGGAAATTCGTAAAGACCTGAGCGTAGCGGCAATTATGGCGACAATGGTGTGCGCCGCTTTATTGCTTATTTCGGCTAGGGCAGCTGCGGAACACGGCGCACCAGAAACGTCGGCTAAAAACCCTGAAATTTCCGCCCTTCCGCGCTAATACTGCACACAGGGCCGAACATGGACGGATTGTCTGTTTTATACCAGTCGACGCATTCGGCGCCGTTGTACAACATCGGTAACGCGTATGGCTGGCTAGCTAAATCGTCTAAAACAGCTAGCGCTGAATACCATCTATCCGGCCGGCTTTATTTAGCTAAAAGCGGCTGGCTTCTTTTATCTGTGCCAAATGCTCTCGTCCGTGGCGTATTTGACGCTATGTCACATGCCGGCGCTGAGCTGCCGCTTGCTGGCACTATGAATGTGCCCAACGTAGATAAAGAGCTTTTAAACGCGCATATCTCGGTTATGACGGCCGATGACGTAGAAGCTATTGGCGCTAACAAGATCAACGAGCGTGGGCATTCTTTTAAGTACGCGTTAGGCCACGTCAAAGAGCTTACGCCCGGCAACATTGACGGGGTTAGCAAAATTTGGGCTATTCAGATCGCGAGCCCAGAGCTGTCGGCCTTGCGCAAAAGCTATGGGTTGTCTGCGTTGCCTAAAGACGAGCCATTCCACATTACTGTAGCTGTGCGCCGTAAGAACGTGCTGCGCGAGAACGACGTTAGCAAGTTTGATACAGCTTCTGGCCGCGGGGAGCTAAAAGCGGCCGCAGACGCCGAAACTACGTATGAGTGCAATTGCGCTGGCCACTGCACCTGCCCGCCTAACTGCGTGTGCAAGAAATCCTGCTGCAAACCATCTAAAACAGCCGCCGACCTTATTCCTGGCGGCGCGGCGGACAACGTACCCGACAGTAAGTTCCCTAAAAAAGATTTAGCTTTAGGAGTCAAAGATGAGCGAGAACATACAAGCAATGATCAAATCGCCAAAGAAATTGCCAAAGATCATTTGCAAGAAGACCCCTCCTACTACGAAAAAGAAAAGCTGAAATCTGTAGGCAAAACACCGCAAATTATCTTACAACTACGTGCTGCAAAAGAGCATTCAGATAACAAGCGGTATGACCAGAAAAACCACATTTTGCGGCAATTAATATCAGCCGCTCCGCAGGATTGGGTTGTCGATGATCCGAAACCTTACCATATGGGCATCACCCACGCCCCGACTAAATTTAAATTTCACGCTGATCCGAAGATAATTCCGCCTGTTGTGCCGGTAAGCAAAGCCGCGTCGAATAACCCGTATATTGCGCAACTATTTGCTACCCCGCCTAGTATGACTCCCGGCAATACTACTTGGCAGAATGTTGTGCAGCATTTGCGCAATGTTAAGACACGCGGAGATCGTCAGGCGTTTGCAGAACAGAACACGCAAGGTTTATTGGCAGAACTCGACCCTGAATACAAGAAGAAATTGCACGCGCAGATTGCCAGCAAGAATTATCCGCGGCCCGATTTTTTAACTAGGATGATTCAACAACACGGAGACAGCGCGTTGAACGCTGTGTCGTGATATGGCAGGCCCGATTATTACGAAAATCAAATCGTGGCTGTTTCCAGAAAAGCCAAAACCGGTCGAGCCTACGGCTGTTCCGGCGCAAACCCCGCCCGCACCGCCGGTTGTCGAGCCGAGTAATTTACAGTTTCTTAACTATATTCGCGCTTTAATGATTTTGCGCGATACGCCGCTTAAAAAACTACGAGAAGAGTTTTTTAAGCTGCCCCTTGATCGCTTGACTTGGTTTGCTGGTTGCTTAATTTGGCTTTATATGTCGTATGCTTTTTTGCGGTGGTTTATTCTGCGTGTGGTGCTTGGTCAGTTCTAGCAGCCAATTTTGTACAATAAAAGCATGACAGCAATTTCTTCTAAGACTGCCCTTGCAGAGTGGCAGCAGGTGCCGGCTCGAGTCGCCAGGCTTTTGCCGATGGCGGCTGCGTTGCGTCATGCCCACGATAAAGCAGCCGCAGCAACAGGGCTATTGCAGCTGGCCGCTGTCAGCTGGGAGCCGGAAACCGCAAAGGTATTTGTTCATACAGCGCACCCGCAAACTGAGTACACGAAAAAAGCGTACTCGGACAAATTAGACGGCGAAGTGACATTTTTAACTACAGCGCCATCGACCGAGGCTGTTGTAGTCAAACTTGCTGAAACGTGGTTCCCGCAGATCGGGGAAGCTTGGCACGGCGCAAATAAAATGGTTGGCGGGCCTACGCCGCTATCAAATGCTATCGTGTCTGGATTAGCGCTCGGCGGCCTTGGCTATGGCGCAGGCGCACTAGTTGAGAATCTGTTCCCAGAGCGTTACATAGAGCGCGGCCAATTGCGTAAACCGCTTGCCGCGTTAGGTGGTTTAGGTGGCTTAGGTATTGGCGCAATGAATGCCGACGCGTTGGCGAAAATACCCGAGCTGAATAAAAATTTTTGGCAGGCGTGGTTAATCAACACGGATAAAACAAAAATACCGGAACCAGTTAAAGCTGCTAATTTTGCTTTGCACTCAAACATTCGCGCGCCGATAATCAAGGTTGATGCCTTTAATCGCGCTGTGTGGTCTGATGCTAGCCGCGGCTTTGACCAAACTGGGATTGTTGGCGATGGTGGATTCACAGCGCCGCGAGTCGCCGCCGCTACTACAGGAATTGTTTCCGGCATAGCGGCACAATCGCGGTCGTCAATTATCAGCCCGGCTCACGTTATAACAGGTTTAGCGTCCGCGGGCGTCGGGTTGGCCACTGCTAGCCTTGCCGGTAGAACTCTTGGCGCGTTGGCTGGATTAACGCCAAGCGCACAAGAAAAAATACAAGATCTTGGGTTGTGGGGCGGGATGTTGAATGCTGTAATCCCGCCACTCTTTAGCGGACGTTAAATTTTTGCTTGTGGCGCATACGCAATTTGGCACAATAGGTAGATTCTTATAAGGAGCAATTTATGGCAAAACTTTCAACTGATCGCGTTGCGGCGATGACCGAGGCTTTAAACGCGCTGCCGGTAGAAGAAGTGCGTATGTTAGAGTCTGCTGACAACGCAGTCAGCGGGCAGTGGATTACGCCAGAGTTTCTTTCGCTTCTCGCTACTGTGGCTGTTAATCTTGTCACTGCGGCAACCGTGGTTGGCTGGATTGACGCTACGCAAGCGCAAGAACTGGCAAAAGCCGTGTCAGCGATTATTGCCGCTGTGAGCGTTATTAGCGTTAACGGGCTTGTCGTGTGGAAGTATCTGGCTGGCCGTAACGAATTACAATCGCAAAAAATTCAGGCGCAATACCGCTACTTAGAGGTTGTCGCGTCTGAGCGTATTCAATGGGCGGCTAAACCAGCCTCACGCCGATGACTGAACAAGAACTGCACAATCGGATCGAGTCGAGCCAGGCGCTACGGCGGGCAAAGGAGACGTTGTCTAACGAAGTCTCTTTTCGCGCTGGTCCGTCGGCTCGATTCGATCCGATTACAATAATCATGATTATCTCGGTTATCGTGCAAGTACTTGCGTACTGCCGCAGTCGAAGAACATCAGATTTAATAATTGCCGATATCAAGAATGCGCGGGCGTTACCGCGGTGGCGTACGCGTAGATTACGCCAAAAACTAAATAAGCTGTGGGACGAATATTGCAATGGCGAAGAGGAGTGCGACGATAACGCATTTTTATCCTCAACGCTAGACTTTGCCGAAACAGCAACTGACGAGGAAATACACGAAGTTATGGCCCTCGCCGCCGAACAGCACAATACTTAAACGCAGGGAGGCGTTTGTGGCAAAAAAATCAAAAGACAAAAACATTCTGTCGACGCAAGAAATTCTGCGTAAACTTCATGCTTACGGGTATTTTGGTAAGCAGCCATGGACTACGACGAAGAAAACAAGCGGTAAAGCTCTAGAAGCCGCCGTACGCGAGTACCAGAAGTTTAATGGCTTAGAGCCCACTGGTGTCGTGGGCACGCGTACCGCGCATACTCTTGGGCATTATCGTTGCGGCTTGCCTGATTTTAATCTGACGTCTGGCGACAGCCCATGTAAGTGGCCGCACGCCAATATTACGTATTACTCTGAGCTGCAACTCCCCGGCGTGAGCGCTGAACAAGTGCAGCTTGCGTATGACACTGCGTTTGCTCAATGGGCTGCAGTATGTGATATCAATCCTGTACGAGTCGACTCGGCTGGTAAAGCTAATATTTACGCGCGTTCTGGTAAGGGAAAATCCGTCAATCTCGATGATCGCGGCGGTACGTTAGCGTGGAGTGAGTTACCGTGCGGCGTTACGGAACAAATGCAGCTTGACCAAATGTACGACGAAGCGGAAGATTGGTCTTTTGACATGGCTGTTGCCGTTATTTGTCACGAGCTCGGCCACGCATTGGGGTTGGCGCATCTTAGTCGCGGTAATTTAATGGCGCCTTACTACAACCCAAATGTGCGCGCTCCGCAAAAAGGCGATATTGAGGAGATGGTGGCGCTTTACGGTAAACGTAAAAAGGCTGCGCAAACAGCCCAAAGCGGCATTCAAGTTGCGGGTACAATTATGTTGAACGGGCAGCCCTACATGCTAGTTCCACAATTCTGACATTCTGATATACTGACGCCACACGACAAATTTGACATGGAGGTCTTTATGACGACGTTTCAGTTAGCCGCTATCGGCTTATTCTTAGTCGCTCTGGTAATTAACTACGGGCGGCAGATTCGGAGCGCGCTGCAGACATTGGTCAGCCGCTTTTATTTCCCTCCGGCTGCGCAGGCTGTTCCGGCCGTGGTTCCGGTAGCGCCGCCTGCCGTGCAGCCGTCTACTGCTTATACTGTTAACGATTTAGTTACAGTCACAGCGCTCCGTGACCGCCTCGCCGCCATTGGCTGCGTCGAGGGTGTTGACGCCTGCAAAATGCTTATTCGTATCATGATCGAGTTCAAGTTATCCTGAGGGTGACGTATGAAAAATTTTGTATGGCTCGCTGCCGCGCTATTGATTTTGTCTTTTGTGTACCCAAACGGCCCGACGCTTCCAGTCACGCCGGCTGTAGCGCCAGACGGTCCCACTGACTCCGCGTTGCTCAAAATACTTGCGGCAGCGTCGCCTGCGGAAAAGGCACGTGTTCGCGATGTTTACACAGCACTTTGCGCTGTGCTGACTCGTGACGCAGGTAAGCGTCTCACAACGACAGAGCAGTGGGCTGAACTGCATGCTCGTACGTTGCAATTAGCCATCGACACTCCGGGCAAATATCCGGGACTCGACGAAGCAATTGAAACAGTTTTTAAGACAACTGTTGGAACGGACGACGTGTTGCCTGGCAACGAAGATACCCGCAAAAAGCTTATTTCTGCTTGCGAAATTATTTCTAACACAGCGAGTCGTTAAATGTCTGCGCCGGTTGCGTTACTTATTTTTTTGTGCGCTGTTGTCGTGTTGATGTTGTTTGCGAAGTTGGTTGACGAGTTGCGTGTTCGTCGCATTCGTCAGCCGCAATTTTTTTACGAACAGCAAGGAGACGATCCTATGACTGATTCCTTAACCTATACTATTGTGGCTGCGCCCGTTGTAGACGGCGACGTGGTTGAGCGGTTGCTTACGATTGTTGTGAATGGCGAAGACCAGGGCACGGCAGCGTTCCCTGCGACCGCTACAGAGCTTAGCGCGTTTACAGTTCCGCAGGACGCTAACGTAGTTTTGACGCTCGTTGATGTTGACGACGCCGGTAACAAGTCTGCCCCCGCTGTTGTTGAGTTTGTTGCGGCTGATACGCTGCCGCCAGCTCAGCCGGGCGCAATCACTGTTACGCTAGTGGGCGAGAAGACAAATTCGCCGTCTGACGAAGTCTGACATTTAAGGGAGCTGCCATGGCTGATACTGAATTTTCTTTCGAAAACGTATATGACGTCGTAGAGTCTTATGAAAAGGGCTTTATTGGCGCAGTATGCGACCCAGTGGCAACAGAAAAACTGCAGGCTGATATTGCGGCAGCCGGCGGTTTGCCACAGGGAGCTATGGCGTGCTCTGCTTATGGCTTAGAGGACTCCGGGAAGGGCAAGCTTAGTCTGCCCTTCCTGGAGATCCTCAAGCTTTATCCGGACTCGTTACCGGGAGGCGCGCAGGGCCGTGGAGACTGTGTTTCATGGTCTACGCGAAACGCTGGCTTAACAACCATGTGTTGTGACATAACGAGTGGTACCCCAGACGAGGCAAGCGGTAAGTTGGAAGGCGCTCCCGAGGTTAGCGACACTGCTCGCCTCGCAGGCGTCCTCAGCACCGAAGCGATTTACAATTGGCGCCGTCACGGAGGCGACGGCTGGTCATGCTCAGAAGCAGCTTGCGTTGTGCTTAAAGACAGTGGGCTGTGGCTGCGCAAAAAGTATGAAGAAATTGACGTTGATTTTACTGCATACAGCTCTCGTAACGCTGGCATCTACGGATCTAAAACTCCGCCGGATTCGTGGCGTAAGATCGGCGCTGATCATTTAATTAGAACAGCCACAGTTCTCGACACATACGAGCAGCTCCGCGACATGCTCGCCAACGGTTATGGTGTGAGTAGCTGCGGTGGTGAAGGCTTCTCATCTGTCCGTGATTTAAATGGTGTAAGTAACCGATCGGGCTCTTGGGCCCATGCGCTCGCTTATATCGCAGTTGACGACCGCCCAGAAATTATTAACATTTACGGCGAGCCATTAATAGCGGTCCAAAACAGCTGGGGAAATTGGAATGACGGTGGCCGCCGAATATTCGGTACGTTTGTCGATATTCCAGTTGGCTCGTTTTGGGCTCGCTGGTCTGACATTAAAAATCGCGACATGATCGCGTTGTCTGGTGTAAACGGGTGGCCGCCTAAGAAGCTAAAGAGCTACGGCGCGCGTGGGAACATTTAAGGAATAATCATGTCTAAGTTAATGCTCGGGGTGTTTGCGCTCACATGGTTTGGGATGTTTTATGCCGCTACACCCAGACAAGACTATATCGGCGTGGTGTCGGCAGAGGCTGCTTATGCTTCTTTACTTCCTCGCACGACGCCGGTAAATCCGCCCAAACCGATTGATCCGAACTGCAAGACGTGTAAAGGCGCCGGGAAAGTTCCGTCGGGTGACGGACAGGGTTGGACAAAGTGCCCGACGTGCCAGCCAATGAGCACGCCGAAACCCGTACTGAAACAAACTGTTCCGCCTGGGCAGGGGTTTCCTCCGCGCAGCGTAACTCCGCCGCTTAGCGGCAATTGCCCTGACGGGAAGTGCCCGATCAGGGTTTACCAGATGATCCAGAGCTAAAAAATCATGGCAGATCGCAAGGATGTGGTCGGTAAGTGTTACACATACCGCGGATTAAAGTTTTACGCGCAAAATGGATTTGTATGTTTACATGACGAGTCCACGGGCGAGTTTTATGTCTTAACTCGCCGCGAGTTCCTAGACCGCGCCGCCGCGCTAGGCGAAGAAGCCAAACGCCTGCGGACCATGATGGCGGAAAATCCAGACCGCAAATGGATGGCGCAGGACCGTCTGGATCTGCAGGACGGCGTCGAGTTAATGATCGCCGCGGCTAAGGAAGCCAAAGAACAAGGCGACCGCACCGACCCGAAAGTTGACGCGTGGTTTATGCGGCACCGCCCGCATCGTAAAAGCGTGCTGTCAATGGCGGGCGGTTCCAACTTCACATCGAAGACGCCGGGCGCGCTTCCGCTTGGCCAAGATACAGGCCGTCATGTTAAACCTGACTTTTCAGTTTCTCCGGGGCAATCTGGTAAAAAGAAGCTTATCCTCCCCGGAGAGTTTTAAATGGATATTACACCGCAAGAAGCGTTTAAGCTCGGGTTTTTAGCTCGATGCGCTGAAGAGCAACTTACCGGTAAAGCGCTAGACGCGCGGCTTGAAAAAGTCGCTGAGTTTAACAAGGGTGCGTTTCTTGGCGGCTTGGCTAAGTGGTCTCCAGTAGATCTAGGCGGGCTAGCAAGCAGCGGCTTACAGAATACTGTTGCCGGACTGACAGCGCTTTATTCTACGCCGTTTGCTGCGTCAATCCTTGGCGGCGGGGCGCTTGGATACGGTACGGCAAAGATGGTTGAACCGCCTGTTCACGACGACGAAATTAAAGCGCAAGAAATTGCCGACACGTACAAGCTTTATGCTGAGAAGGCTAGGGCGCGTAAAAAGATGCGTAAATACCGTATGGGAAATAGCACGCTGTGAGCATTAAAAAATACTACAGTGATCATGGCGGTCCGGCTCACGGCAACGACAGATTGCACTGGCCGGGTACTATGGACGGCTACCCTGTACGCGGACAGGGATTACCGCCGGATCTAAAAAAGGAAGAGCTAGAAAATCTTGACCTGCAGCTAGATTTCAAGAGCAAGATGTTTGAGCTTTGGGATCCGCAGCAAAAGGCTGAGTTTGACGACGTAAACGATAAAATAGTCAACGGCTGGTATCTATTACAGCGTCGCAACGACAACTGGGACGACACCAACAAGCATTTTCGCGTCTGGCTCGAGTGGGCGCAGGTTTACGGAATGCTGCCGCCAAAGGCTAAGCCATGAACAAAAACGAAAAACAAGCAGACTGGCTGGACACATTAGGCACTACCGGCGGCGCTGTAACTTCAGCGCTGGCTAAAGCGCCGGGGCAGCTGTGGGATGCTGGCGCACAGGCCGCTAAAAACTTCTACCGGCACGGTACGACTGTTGTAACCCCCGCGGTACAAAAAGCTTACGAGGCCGCGCAAAAAGCGAAAGCAACTGCAGCGAGCCAGAAAGCGCAGAGCGACGCGCAAAATAAAATTACTACGGATAACGCAGCGGCGAAGCAGCACGGTAGTGACATATTGACTTATGGCCTCGGTGGTCTTGGTGCTGGCATTGTATTAACGCGCCTGCATCACCTGCTGTCTGGCGCGAATAAGCAGCAGCCCAAATACACGAAATTTGGGCCTGGGCCGCAGGGCGTCGAAGACGACGAAAAGATTGCCAACGATGATTGGTACACAAAAATCGTTAGCGCGCCCGGCCATCTTATCCAGAATTTTAGCGATCCTGCTAATAGGGACGCCGCAAAAGCTGTACTTATGCTAGGCGGCACAATGGGCGGATTATACGGCGGCTACTCAATTATGTCGCAGTTGGCCGAGAAGAAACGCAAAGAAGAGCTTCAAGCGCGCGTAGAAGACGCAAAAAAAGAATATCAGCGCGCGCTTACAGGCCGCAAAGTTGCTGAGGATCTAGACACAGCATTTGCGCGTATTAGCAAACAAGCGGAAAACGGCAAATCCGAAATTGTTCGCGATACTGCATTGTGGCTGGCTGACACTGCTTTTGAGCCCATTCGCAGGAGTGGCGCCATGCCGTTATATGCTAGTGCTGTTGCAGGCTCTGGCTTACTGTCTGGCAAGCTGATGTATGACTGGGCTCGCGCGCGTAGTAAAGACAAGGCTCTAGCTGAGGCGCGCAAAGCCCGCGCCAGAATCGGCGGCGCTGCTCCTATCTACATTGATCCTGAGCAGTTAGCTGCAGTAAAACGCGTCGCTGACTGATTTGAGCTGTATATGAGCAGAGACCATGCCAGACTTAAATCCGTCCAATTCTATTCTCGGACCCACTACGCGCGAGTTCGGTGACGTTCAGTCACTGCGCAGCGGTATTTTTAATCAAGCGCAGCAGTCGGCGTTGCAAGTAGCGCCGTTTGAGCCTGGCGCTATTCGTACAGGCATTTTTAATGGCGTGCTGCAGCAAGCACAGAATATCAAGCCAATACAAAATGATCTTTATACGCTCAGCCTGCAAGACGTGAATTACGAAGGCCCCGAGAACTTTACAAAAAAAGATCACAAGCAGGCAGTGCTGTCACACGGCAGTCTGGCGCGTAAATTGCGTGGTACTTGGACGTTGACTGACAACGCGAGCGGCGAAGCAATATCGCAACGGCGCGCAACGATTGCGAATGTGCCCTATCTAACGCACGCCGGCACGTTTGTGAACAATGGCGTCGAGTACACGCTGGCCCACCAGATGCGTTTACGCCCAGGTGTGTATACGCGTGAAAAAGACAACGGCGAGCTGGAAGCGCATGTAAACGTCCTTCCAGGCAAAGGCCGCATGCATCGTTACTTTCTTGACCCGAAGACCGGCGTATTCAAGATTAATATCGGCCAGGCGCAGATTCCGCTTATGCCCATGCTTAAAGCAATGGGTGTTCCAGAGCAGGAAATTCGCAAGGCGTGGGGTAATGAATTAACCGCCGTAAACATGGAGAAGGGCGATGCAGGAACTCTGGACAAACTGTATAACCGGCTGGTTTATAAACCCGTTGCCGACCTTGATCCCGCTGGTAAGCAAAAAGCTATTGCGGAAGAATTCAGCAAGATGGAGCTGGACCCGGAAGTCACTAAAAGGACGCTCGGCGCGCCGATTAAAAACCTAACGCCAGACGCAGTGCTCGCAATCACTAAAAAGCTTATAGCAGTTAATCGTAAAGAAACTGATCCAGATGACCGCGACAGCATGGCATTCCAGCAAGTATTCGGCCCTGAAGACCTTATTGCCGAGCGCTTCACAAAAGACCGGAATACGCTGCGGCAATTGCTATGGAAAGCTACGGCAAAAAAGACATTAGATCACGTACCGACTGGCGTATTTAACAAAGCTATTACGGCTGCGCTTGTCGGCAGCGGGTTAGGCTCGAGTCTTGAAGAAATTAACCCTGCTGAAATCTTCGACCACCAGGCTCGAGTTACGCGGCTAGGCGAGGGCGGTATTGGTAGTCTCGATGCCGTGCCGGTTGAAAGCCGAAGCGTGCAGCCTAGTCACTTCGGATTTGTGGATTATCTCCGCACTCCTGAATCTGGCAAAGTTGGCGTTGATATGCGTTTTGCTCGCGGGGCGCTTAAGGGCGCTGACGGAAAGATTTACACGCAGGTAAAAAACCTACAGACGGGCGAGACCGAATATAAATCTCCACAGGACATTGCCGATGCGCCGCTGGCGTTTCCCGGCGAAGATACGTCCGATCTGCCGACAGTCGCCGCTATTGTTAATGGCAAAATGAAATACGTACCGCGTGAGCAGGTGCAGTACATGCTTCCCCACATGGACGCGTCTTTCTCTTCGCTGTCTAACATGGTGCCACTCAAATCCATGATGAAGGGCCATCGCGTCATCATGGGTAGCCGTATGTTCACGCAAGCATTACCGCTCGTTGGCGCTGAGGCGCCTTTTATTCAATCGGGCGTCCACGGTACACCAGACCGATCGTACGAAGATGAGATGGGCAAGCACATGGGCGCAATCCATGCAGACGGCCCGGCCCAAGTTGTATCTGTAACGCCTGACGAGATCGTTCTTCGCGATAAGGACGGCAACAAACGTTCCGTCGATCTTTACAACGATGCACCATTTAATCGTAAAACATTCTGGACGCAAACACCGACAGTTCAGCCTGGTGATACGGTAAAGCCGGGACAGTTACTGGCAACGTCTAATTTTACTGACAAGCAAGGCACTGCTGCGCTTGGGTTAAATATGCGCGTAGGCTATCTGCCGTTTAAAGGCTACGTGTATGACGACGCTGTGGTTGTTTCGGAATCTGCGGCAAAGCGCCTGACGTCTGAGCATATGTATCAGCACGAAGCAGAAGCCGACGACAACAATCATATAGACAAGCGTAAGTTCGTTAGTTTGTTTCCGCAGGAATATGATCGCAAGACGCTAGACAACTTTGACGATAACGGCGTGGTTAAAAAGGGTACGACTGTTAAATACGGCGACCCGCTTATTCTTGTCAGCAAAGCTAATGAAACAACATACGGGCAGGTATATCGCGGCAAGTCGGCTAACTTCGCAAACGACTCCGTGACCTGGAATCACCATTCGCCGGGTATAGTTACAGACGTGTCGCCGACTAAAAAAGGTTACAGCGTTGTAGTTAAAAATCAGGCCCAGATGGAAGTAGGCGATAAGCTTACAGGTCGCTTCGGCGATAAGGGCGTCGTGGCAGCTGTTATTCCTGACGATCAAATGCCGAAAGACACACAGGATCGTCCGCTTGAGGTTCTGGTGAGTCCGCTTGGTTTGGCTAGTCGTATTAATCCTTCGCAGCTTGTAGAAGCCGCGCTAGGTAAAGTTGCAGAGCGGACTGGTCAGCCTTACAAGATTCAAGACTTCGATAGTGCGCGGGATCTCGTGCAATTTGCAAAAGACGAATTGCGCAAAAACAACATGAACGATCTTGAGAGCGTCACAGACCCAGAAACTGGTCGCAAGATTAAAGACGTGCTTGTAGGCAATCGTTTCTTTATGAAATTGCACCATACAGCTGAGGCCAAAGCACAGGGGCGATCGACCGGCGGCTACACGGCTGAAGGCGCGCCGGCAAAGGGTGGTGAAACAGGCTCTAAGCGAATCGGCACACTCGATCTTGGCGCTTTATTATCTCACGGCGCTGGGCAGGTTATTCGGGACGCGAAGATGGTGCGCGGGCAGGCTAATCCTGAGTACTGGTCGCAATTCATGGCTGGCTATTCTGCGCCGTTACCTAAGATACCGCAGGTGTACCACAAGTTTGTTGAGCAGTTGCGCGGTGCTGGTATTAACACAGTACGCGAAGGTACTAAAACAAACATAATGGCGCTAACCAATAAGGACATTGACGAGCTTGCCGGCGATCGCGAGATTCAAAATGCAGAGACTGTTGATTGGAAATCTGGCATGCGTCCAAAGACGGGCGGACTGTTTGACGAGAAGTTAACAGGCGGCCACAACGGTAATCGCTGGTCTAAGATCACGTTGCACGAGCCTATGCCGAATCCTGTGATGGAAGAGCCTATTCGGCGTGTGCTTGGGCTTACAGAAAATAAATTCCGTAGTGTGCTGGCAGGGAAAGAGCAGTTGGGCGATAAAACTGGCCCGTCGGCTATTAAAGACGCGCTAAGCCGCATAGACCTACCGAAGGCTATGGAGCAGGCGCGCCAAGATATTCATTCTGGGCGTAAAATGGCCCGTGATGCTGCTGTTCGCCGGTTAGCATTCTTAAAAAGTGCAGAAAAGACTGGTGTACATCCGGAAAATTGGATGCTGGACAAGATGCCGGTGATCCCGCCGGCGTTTAGACCCGTGTCGACGATGGGGCAAAAGAAGATGCCGCTCGTTGCTGACGCTAATTATCTCTATAAAGAGCTTCTAGACGCTAACGGAGCGCTAAAAGACTCGTCCGGCGTGTTGTCAGACACTGGCGACGAGCGTTTAGGGTTATACGACGCCATGAAAGGCGTTACAGGCCTCGGCGACCCAACACAATCAAAGAATGTAGAGCGCCGAGTACGTGGTTTTCTGTCGCAGATCTTTGGAAATTCGCCAAAATACGGCACAGTGCAGCGAAAACTGCTTAGCAGCACTGTAGACCTAGTCGGCCGCGCTGTTATTACGCCTAATCCCGACCTAGACATGGATCAGGTGGCGCTTCCGGAAGAAAAAGCCTGGGAAATATACAAGCCGTTTATTGTACGCGGCCTTGTGCGGCGTGGTTTGCCTCGTATGGAAGCTATCAACGCATTTGACGGCAAGAGTAAAGAAGCGCTAAGCGAACTTCAGACGCAAATGAACTCGCGGCCAATTATTATCAATCGCGCGCCCGTTTTACATCGTTATGGTATGATGGCCTTTTATCCAAGGCTGACAAAAAACAAAGTTATGGAGGTTAGTCCGCTTGTAACCAAGGGTTTCGGCGCCGACTTCGACGGTGACGCGATGCAATATCACGTCCCAAGCACGGATGACGCTGCCAAAGAAGCTGTTGCGAAGATGCTGCCAAGTAAAAACTTGTTTGCGGCTTCTACATTCAAAGCGCACTACACTCCAGTAGCGGAATATCAGTCAGGGCTGTATGTTGCTTCTAATAGAATCAACAAACAAGCGCAGCCGAAGGTATTTAGAAGTAAACAAGACGCAATTGCGGCATATCGACGTGGCGACATTGAGGTTGACACGCCAGTACATATCGTAGAGAGCGACGATTAAACAGGGAGGTTTGTGATGGCTATTGTTAATGCAGAGCTGCTTCGTTTAGCCAAGCAGCGGTTCACTAAAGCCGCTGTTGTAATGCCGGGCATGGACCCAGCCGCTGGCGGTGCGCCCCCCGCTGACCCGGCCGCTATGGGCGCCCCTCCCGCCGACCCGGCTGCTATGGGCGGCGCTCCGGCGCCAATGCCGGCTATGGATCCAAACGCCATGGCGGCGCAAGCTGCCCCGCCAATGCCTCCAGCCGGTGGTCCACCCGCAGCCGCGCCGCAGCAAAAGCTTAAGCCGGAACAAATGATGCAGATGATCGACTATCGTCTGTATAACATGCAACAGCAATTAACTGCGATCATGAATGCCTTGGGCGTAAAACTTCCGCCCGAGGCAATTGTGCTGCCCCCCGGATCGACCTCCGCGCCCGCGCCAGAAACGGCGCTCCCCGGCGGTCCCGGCGCTCCGGCAGCCCCTGCGGCAGCTCCTGCTGCTGGTGGCGATCCCGCCGCCGCGCAGCTGCCGCAGGACGTATACGCGGGGCCCGATCCTACGCAGAACGGCGGCGCGGTGTCGCCGATCGCGCCAGCAAAGGCCGCGTGGTGGCAGCAACCAGAGCCGGCGAAGGCTGCTTCTTATATTGGCGATCCGGTGCCGGCGACTGAAGAAGTTCCGGCTGACTTACAGGTTTCAGCAAACGCCACGAGCTTTTTGCTGAGGAGCCTGTCGCAAAATGCGCGTTAAAACGCAACATTTCCTGCAGCCAGCTATTGCTGACGCGCATAGCGTGATAGTTGAAAACGCTGCAGGTCAGCCGATATTCATAGCCATTGAAGGCGATGGCGGCAGTGTAATTGCTGCACAAGCCGGCGACCCGGACTTTGCCGGAATGCTTAAAATGCTTGGCGTAGAGAAAACGACAATGGTTTACAATATGAAACCAAAGTCGATCGAGGAAATGAAGGCGCTGTTTTAATATGCTGAAAACAACGCTCGGCCAACTTTTGATTAACAACGCGCTTCCGCAAGACCTGCGGGACCATAACCGCGTTTTAAACAAAAAGAACATGATCGCGTTGGCTACCGAGATAGCGCAAAAATATCCTGACAAGTACCGCGAAATAACAAAGCGATTACAGGACATCGGCAACGAGACGTCCTACACGACTAACGGCTTGTCTGTAGGCCTAGACGCTATTCGCCCGGCTGTGTCTGCAATTAAAAAGCAGCACGAGGTTAGGCAGCAGTTGCGTGGAATTCTCGCCGACCGCACGCTGGATGACAAAACACGCAATATGCGCATTCTCGAGATGACGTCGAAGGCGCAGCGCGAGCTTGTAGACTCTGTGTACAAAGACGCAGAGGAGCAAGACAATCCCTTATTCCACCAAGTATCAGGCGGGGTTAAAGGCAATAAGTTTCAGTTAAACAGCATCATTGGCGCTGACCTGCAATACGTCGATCACAAAAACGAGCCAATTCCAATTCCGGTAATGCGCGGCTACAGCCAGGGTCTGCGACCTGTTGAATATTTCGCTGGCGCGTTCGGCACACGAAAAGGGCTAATTGACTTAAAGACAGCTACGTCCGACGCAGGTTTCTTTGCCAAGCAACTTGCGCAGATGAACCACAGACTGCTCGTGACGGCTGACGACGACGAGATCGCTGATGACACGCGCGGGTTTCCGTCTGATGTTGATGACGTAGATAACGAAGGCGCATTGTTAGCTAGAGGCGTCGGACCGTATAAGCGCAACACGACACTAACGCCGAAGATACTAAAAGATCTTAAATCGCTAGGTATTAAAGACATTCTTGTACGCAGCCCGACTGTTGGCGGTCCGGAAGACGGCGGCGTATACGCTAAAGACGTAGGCTATCGCGAGAAGAATAGACTACCGCCGACTGGCGATTATGTCGGTATCGCGGCAGCTCAGGCGCTTGCGGAACCTGTTACGCAGTCGCAGATTAGCTCAAAGCATTCTGGCGGCGTCGGTGGCGCTGGCGCTATTTCTGGTTTTAAGGCGCTCAACGCGCTCGTGCAGGTGCCAGAGAAATACCCAAATGGTGCTACGCATTCATCTATTGACGGCGCAGTGCAAGAAATCCGGCCGGCCGCGCAGGGTGGCAGTTATGTAGTAATTAACGGCCAAGACCATTACGTACCTACTGGCGTGGCAGTGACAGTCAAACGTGGCGACAATGTTGAAGCCGGTGACGTTGTATCTGAGGGTATGCCAAGTCCAAAAGAAATAGTCGCGCACAAAGGCATTGGCGAAGGTCGTCGATATTTTGTGCAGGCTATGAAGCAAGTTATGGGCAACAGCGGCATTACAGCGCATCGCCGTAATATTGAGCTGCTTTCGCGCGGGCTTATTAATCACGTACGCATGACAGACGAATACGGTGATTATTTACCTGACGACGTAGTGCCGTACTCAATGATTGAACGTAACTGGCAGCCGCGTGCAGGAAGCGTCCGCGCAGCGCCAAAAAGCCTGCAAGGACATTACCTCGAAAAACCGACTCTGCATTATTCTGTTGGAACAAAAATCGGTAAATCTGTCGTAGACAATTTAAACAAATACGGCATTACAGACGTCGAAGCGCATAAAGAGCCGCCGCCGTTTGAACCAGAGATGGTGCGCGGCATGGCTAATATCTCGAAAGATCCTGACTGGATGACTCGCATGCTCGGGTCATATCAGCAGAAAAGTTTACTGCAAGCCACACACCGCGGCGGCGTTAGCGATACGGCAGGTACTAGTTTTGTACCGACGCTTGCCCGCGGAGAAACATTTGGTTTAGGCGGCGCGACAAGTGGCTGGAAACCGTAATTTTCAATAAGAGTGGATTATTCAGCTAAATCCAGGTAAATTAAACATACCGAACGATTAAGTCGAATAAGCCGCATGGAGGTGGCCGTGGGTACGAATTACAGCAAAAATGTTTCCAATAAGCTCACTGCAATGAGTAACTACGCCCGTAAAGGCGTAAAACTCGCAGCCCTCGGCGGCAAAGGTGATGACGTCCCGTTTGAGCAGGCGTTTAGCAATTTAGCTCACGCGTATCTGCAAGACAAAGCTCCGGGTCTCATGGATCACGAGGTAGGCTTTCAGCTCCTCGACCGCAACGCCGAAAACACAAAGGCGGTCGGCGTGTTTGCATTTAAGGTTGGGTCATTGTGGCTTTACGCGCCGATGTTCTTTTTAAACGGCGACCTAAAGGGCCACGAGCTCCTGTATTTAAAGAATCAGGATATGTTCGTGCCGCTTAAGGAAAACTGGATTAACTACCTCGTTAATCGTAAGCCGAGCATTTTAGGCCAAAACATCGACCGCAATTTATCGCAATTCGGCCAACGACAGCCTGACTTCACGCAGATGAGCCGCTCGCCGTCAAAGTTTGGCTCCGCCCAACCTACGCTCAAGGAAATGATTTCAGACGTTCTTCCGGCATTTGCCAAGAGCGCCACAATGAATACTTCCCGCGTTTTTGAGGACATGGGCAAGAAGCTCAACCTCGCGCAGTTCCTTAAAGAAGCCGAGCTGACAACGATTGACTTTCTTGTAAAGTCTTGCCAGTACGCCCCGCAGTTAGCCACTGCGCTCGAGGAATTCCACGGTCTCGACATTATTAAAGATGCTATTGCCGCCGCCACAGCTCGCGGTACTGAGACAAAGATCGCCAGCGTGTTGTCTGAGTCGCCCAAAACGCCTGCAGCTGAGAAGAGCCTGAAGATTATCGACGGCGTTACGATGCAAACAAAGCTGCCGCCTGAAGCCACAGAAGAAGATCAAGAAAAACTTCTGCAAGACGGCCTGCTTATCCTCGACCAGCGCGACAGCGATAACGTTTCAATTCCGTACAACATCCAGGTGGAAAAGAAGCTGTACAACCCCACCGAAAGCGGACTGTACGAGATTCTGGTCAAGCCGGGCAATACCGAGCGCTGCTATGTTGCCGTGTATCCGCAAGGCTCTGCCAAGCGCGAAAAAATGGTGACGGTTGTGCGCGTTGACGGTAAGCCTGATTGGTTAAATACACGCGCTAATAACGTATGGGCTTTAACCCGCATAGAGGGCGAAGAGTTCGACACGTGGTTCGACAAGCTGCCCGAAGCCACTAGTGTTCCGGGTAAATCTGCGCGTTACATGGCTATCAGCAAGCGCGGCGATACGACTGTGCCTTTCCGAGTGTTGCGCGAGTATGGCGACAGCGGTAAAGACTCCACAGTGTACGAAGTGCACATGGAAGATCACTGCCATCACCGCATGCCAGGTGATATCTCTGGTTGCTGCTATACAGACCCGCTGAATTACGATAAATATCGTGACGGCGTGCGCATTCATTTAAACGGTAAAAAAGGCACAAGCTTACGTTCCAGCATGGGCGATATTTTTGTGCCGGAAGGTTTTAAGCTGCTCAAGGTCAGCAAGGGCGAAGACGATACAGATTCGTCGGAAGGCCAGGATAGTTGCGCCTGCGGCGAGAGCGAGACGCCGCCGCTCATGCCGGGCACGCTGCTTGATGCTCAATTAGAGCTTATGGGTAAAACTGCCGCACTTATTGTGCGGCACACGGGTACGGATGTCATTGTTAATGACGTTCGGCAAGGCTCTGAGAAGAGCGCGTTAATTCACCTCGTTGGCAGCCACGGCTTGCGGGAGGGCGCTGCCCGTGAAATTATTAAGAAGGCCTCAGCAAAGGGCATGTTTGAATGCCGCGTTAAATACGCTGATCCATATGGGGCGCCAATGATGGTTAACGACGCGCCAGGGTCGCCGTCTATGCCAGAGCCGACAATGGGCGGCGAAACTGTTCTTAATACACGCGTGCCGACACAGCTCGGTATTGATATCGGCGTGCCAGTTCCGGGCATGAGCGCTATGCGTACAGACAGGTCAGTTTACAACCCGAACCCTGACTTTGATTCGACGCCGATGAGTCGCATGCAAGACAAAGATTTGCAGAGCGTACTTGACGCGGCTAGTTCAGGACAGCGCGAAGTATTTGATACAGCCATGATCGGCAGCATGCTTCGCGCTGTGCGCGACGATTCGCTTGTTGATCGCTACATGGGCGAACTGACAAAGGGTCTTGATAAGCTCGGCCGCATTCTGTTTATGTTCTACTGGCACGGTGATCGCTTCGCTGAGCGTTACGGCAAGTCAGATATGCCGGAATTGGAAGATTCGCTGCGCAACGCTTTTGAAATGCTCGGCGACGTAATTCTCTTCCTGAAGCAGAAGACTATCGAGCCGTATCCTGATACTGCGGCGCAAGACGTGGATCTTGGCGCTGTTGCAAATTCTTAATAGGTGAAAAATGGCTAGCACTATTTGGTCAGGCACTACCACATTTACAGCAACGAGCGGCACCGAAACAACTGTGCCCGTAAAAATGCCGCATCGCGGTATTCTTCGCGGCTACGCGCTTGTGCAAACAAGTGGCGCTGACAACAAGTTTGACGCTGATCTTTATTCCAGCAATCGAGAGACTGCGCCGAACTCAGCCCTACCGTCCGAGGCTTTTCATGTTTTGAGCCTGGCCGATTTTGCTGACGTTGTGTCTGACCCTGATGTGGTAGCAATTGCTGAAAACAGCAATGTTAACGTCGCGTATTTAAATCGAGACGGCAGCCCGACATTACCGCAGCGGTTTCTGTATCTGCGGATTAAACCTAACGGCACCGGCGCAAAGAATTTTGTACTTACTGTCACCGTCGAAACGCCGATGTTGCGTTAAATATCTACGGAGTAATACCATGCCTGATATCACACGCGTATTCCGGGCGCTGCATTTTCCACGCCGCCGCCGCGAAGTTGTGAGTTCGACAAATCTGACGCCGACCAATGTGCAGCCAGGTGAGCTGCTGTACGACGAAACGGCAAACAAACTTTATGCCGGCCGCGCAGACGCAACGGCTGTGCAAGTTGGCGGCGGGAATGTGGTTACTGCCGCCACAGTCTCGGCGTTCCCTGCAACTGGTGCTACCGGCGTGATTTATTTGGCAACGGATACTTCACGGACGTACCAATGGCAGGGCGCATACATGGAGGTGGGTGGCGGCCCATTGCAGGGCTCGACGGATTCCGTCACCGAGGGCGCGACCAACCTTTACTACACGAACACGCGTGCCGCAGCAGCGGCACCCGTGCAGAGCGTTGCTGGCAGAACAGGAACGATCACGATCTCGTCTTCTGACGTGAGCGGATTAGTGTCGATTGCCACCAGCGGCAGTGCGAGCGACCTGTCGGCTGGCACGGTTCCTACCACAAGACTTCCCATTGCCACCGACACGACTGCGGGAGCGATCAAGGTCGGCACGGGCCTGGCGATCGCGAATGGCGTGCTTTCATCGGCTGGGGACCTCACGCTGCGTGCGTTGTTCACGCCCCCTGCACCGACCGGCCTCACCGTGACCCGCGGCAACGCTTCGGCAACACTGTCATGGTCGGCGCCGACAGTACTAGCTCAAACTCCAATTACAGACTACACAGAGCAATACAGCACCAACAATGGCGCAACTTGGACGACGTTTACTCAGGCGGCGTCTACTGCGACAAGTGCTACTATCACGGGGTTGACCAACGGTACGTCTTATGTGTTTCGCGTGGCGGCGGTTAACGGCGTTGGTACTGGTGATTATACAGCAGCGAGTAATGCGATTAGGCCGGGGGTAGCCTCGGCACCTACGGGGCTGACTGCCAACCCGGGTAACACCCAGATTGCTCTTGCGTGGACTGCGCCGTCGAACACTGGCGCGTCTTCCATCACTGGCTACACGGTGGAATATACTCCGTCAGGTGGTGCTGCTCAGACTGTATCTACAGGTAGCGCTAGCACAAGCTACACGCTGACTGGGCTGATAAACGGAACCGCGTATACCGTGCGAGTGGCGGCAGTAACTGCGGTTGGCACTGGGGATTACACGGCAGCAAGCAGCAGTGTTACTCCTAACTCTGCTGTCGCCACTGGTGGAACTGTTACTACAAGCGGCGGATTCAAGTGGCATACCTTTAACAGCGGCGGCACGCTAACCATTTCTGCCGGTGATCTTTCTAACGTCGAAGTGCTTGTCGTAGGTTCTGGCGGCGGTGGAAGCCAAGTTTTCGCCGGCGGCGGCGGCGGTGGTGGTGGTGTGCTTTATCAGCTTAATCAAACCATTCCCGTAGGCACATACGCCGTGACAGTCGCCCCGCAAGCCCCTGTTAGGACGAGCGGGACTTCGTCGTCCATCGGTTCGCTTTATGTTGCTACTGGTGGTCGCAGCGGCAGCAGCGACACGTCAGGCTACGCTGCCGACGGAGGCGCATCTGGTTTCCCGACAACAACGTCAAATAGCGCTGGAAACAGTGGCGGCGGTGCTTATAGAAATTGGGACGAGCGAGTTGGCGGTGGTGGCGGCGGCGGGGCCGGCGGAGCGGGACAAGCGGGGCAAACTGGCAGTTGCGCTGTTGGTGGAAACGGTTTAACAGTTTTTGGGGTTCTTTACGGGCGCGGGGGCAACGGAACAACAAACAACGGTGACCAAAATTCTGCAAACTTCGGGTGCAGTGCAGTAGAAAACGGCCCTGCAAACTCGGGTCAGGGCGGTAGCGGTGGTAATGCTATATATCTTAATACTGGAAGAATTGGCACTGGCGGCTCTGGCGTAGTTATCATTAGATACCCCGCAACATGAAGACTTTTTACAGATTACCTAACGGACAAAGCTTTGCTTTTGTAGCGAGAGCAGGCTCGACGGCACTTGGTTGCGGTGTTCAGTCTGTCTACGGCAACTGGCATGGAGATCATTGTTGCGACGAAGAGCTTCCGCGCAATTGCGTGGTTGTGGTTCGGGAGCCGGTAACAAGGTTTCGTTCGCTACTCTGGGCGATGAACACAACTGCCGACGAGGCAATTTCTAGAATGCAGGAGTCGCCGCGATTTCCGTGTGGGCGCGGATTCGCGCAACACTTTCGCCCAGTTTCGACCTTAGTTCAGAGCGATAGCCGAGTGTTTCGTTTCTTTGATCCAGAAATCTGGACGGCCCTAATTATTCCGCCATACAACGAAATCGTAAGCAAGTCGTCGCACCATCCCGACCTCACGACAGAGCAAGAAGAGAAGGTTCGCGACATATACGCAGACGACATTGCATTGTGGGAGTCGCTGTCATGACCCTCTACTATGCCCTTACTGACGAAACAACCATTTTTCTCTTGTGCGCCATCATGCAAACGCTATGCCTCTGCTACCTCGTCTGGAGGTCGCCGTGAAACACGTAAGGAGCCATTAAGGTAATAACTTATGCCTATTTCATTTCCAGCTTCGCCCACAGTGGGGCAAACGAGTACGCAAAACGGTCGGACCTATACGTGGTCTGGCTATGCGTGGGAACTAGTCACTGCGAGTAACGCCGGCAGCGGTGGGGCAAACAACTACGTAGAAAGCGACATTACCGGGCTTACCGGCGGGACAGTTCTTACAAACATTGTTAAAATTACCCAAGCCGGCTATAACGCGCTGTCGACTAAAGATCCGGCAACCGTGTACTACATTGTTTCCGGGTAATTGTTATGCCAATAGTAGACAGCAATACATACATAAGCAGCACCAACATTACGTCTATCAAAATAGGCGATGAGGTTGTCGAGCGCGTTTTTGTGGGCGAAAATTTAGTTTTTTGTCGTGGCGATGCGTGTTGTTCTGAGGCAACGGCCCCCGTCAAAATGACTGGCTGGGTTGTTGGTGAGCGTACGCTAACACCTATTGGCTATGCTCCTTATGGGCGTGAGACTTATTTATACGGCGACGAGGCTGTCCGTTATGAGACGGGCGTATGGCTTTATACAAACACGACATATGGTGAACTTGCTAGAGCGTATAGTTATGCCGCGCGGCCTTGGTTAGTAAATTGGCCGGCTCCATTTACAGCGGAGCAGGTTTGCGCGCCGTGTGTTTCTGGCTGCACAGATAACACCGCTACGAACTACAACCCCAACGCAACATGCGACGACGGGTCATGCGTTCAATGCGTCTACGGCTGCACCGATTCAAACGCCGACAATTACAACCAACTAGCAACTTGCGATGACTTTTCGTGCGACGGCGATTTTGGCTCGTCGGGTTTTAAGTGGATGAGAATGCTTAGCGTAGATTCCACCACGGCTTTTGGAATTGGACAAAATAACATAACAGTATCAATTACCCAAAGTGTTGGCGGTATGTTCTCGCACGCTAACGGCGCCGTCGGCGGCACAGTTTTCCCAGAAGAATACGGCGTGCCTATTAGCGGGAATCAAATTGGAAACACGCAGGCCGGAGTATTTACTGCCGTGTTTAGCGAACCCGTCACAGACGCCTTAGTAGCTTTTGCCAGCGTTGGTCAAGGCGGCACGCCGGTTCAAGTACAAGTGCGTGATGAGAATGGCGCGCCCAAGCCGTTTACACCGATTTGGGCGTTAGACGGCGCAACGACATATCAAAACATGACGGGTGTCGGGCCAAATTTCCAGTACACGGAATTTATTGGCGAAGAAGGCTATAACATTATTCGAATTGACGGCACAATGAGCAGTGTGACTTTTAACTACACAGTTAGTGAAAATTACTGCACAATCTGTTTTGGTTTTGTTGATCAAAACACGCCGTGATCACAACAGAAATGTTTATTGCCGCGGGAAAAACTTAACTATGGCCGGCAAAATTTGGACCGCTGCCCAGACTTTTTCAGCTGAAAGCGGGAAAGAGTCCGTTATTACGCTGAAAGCGCCCTACCGCGGAATTCTACGCGGCTATCGGTTAGCGCAGACTAATGGCCTGCTTCGGGGCGCTGCTGCATCGTTGTATACAAGCAACCAAGAAACAGAGCCCAACAGCACATTACCAGCTGAGAAGTTTCGTGTTCTAAGCGTTGAACTGGCGGTCGGCGCAGCAAAAATCGAAAATCACTTTTCGCGTATATCGTACGCCAACTCCGACGGTACTGAAGAAGCGCCGCAACGACTGCTGTATCTAAAAATTATGCCTTACGGTAGCGGGCCAAAATCGTTTACATTTTCGGCTACTGTAGAAACGCCGATTACTTAAAACTCCACAGCGCGCCAATAACTGTACCGACACAAAAATTAATGCCGCCTAATACTGGTAACAGATAGGACAACGTACGCGCAGTCTCGTAGCCAAATTCCACATCGTGCGCCATTAATTGCGCGTACGGCGAATTAGCTAAAACGTAAAACTCGGTCAGCGGCATGGATACGGTCATCCAAGCAAACACAAATCCGCAAAGCAACGCGCGAACAACCCCTATAGCGCAAAGCAAAATTAGTCGCATAATTACTCCAAGTTAAAGGTGTGAGTAATTCCTTGCTCGTGATTATACTGCTATTACGCTAACAACACACTAATATTTAATACCGGCTAATGCTGCAAGCTTTAAAAGACAATCCACTGCGCGCCCCTAATTGGCGCTGGCTGCGTGCCGTCGAGGTAGATGCCGCAGGGCCGAGGCCGTCCAAGCGGCGTGATGGCGAAGCCGGTTTTCCGTGGATTCGCCGCGCTATTCGTTTAAAACGCCGTCACGCATTAAACGCTAATCGCCCTAATGCTTTATACGCATTGGCGCAGGCTGATTCAGAGCTATTCTGGGCGCACTCTATCTGGGCTAACGAAAAAGCTCCTACACGCTGGGCTATCGAGGCCCGCATCCTAGCCGGCGAGGCGGATGCCGACATTGCGAAGAAGATCGGCTGTTCTCCAGATATTATCACCGCATACGAATCTGTATTTTTTAATGTTCGGGAAAAGCTAGACCACAGCGAGTACATTGTAAACGTGGTTATGGCTGATGCTGTAGCTCGCGGACTTTCAGAGCGACAGTACGATCTTCTGTGGAAGATGTTTGGCTATCAGGGCGGTTCATTAGTTTTAGACGCCATGATTAGCAAATTCACGATTATGCGGCGGCCGGAAAAAGCTGAAGATGTTTCGGCGTTTTTCCAAGAATCCGCTATTAATTCGATGCGCCACAAGGCTGCCGTCGCTGCGCTTACGGTGCCGATCAACTCGCATACGCAATTGTTACTGCTCGATGCTTATGTAAAATATGTGGAAATCGAGCGCACCACGGAAAATACCAGTAAAGCCAACACAAATATCGTGCAGAATATCGGCGCTATGTTGACTGCGCTGCCGTTTAAAGTTGGTACAAAACTGGATTCCGAGGGTGATAAAATGGTACCCTTTGATAATGGCGCAGCCGAATTACGTGGTGACGAATTAATGATTGTGTCATCGGGCGGCAAGATCCGTAACCAGCCGACCATCGAAAATTTACGTTTTCCTGGAGAATAACGCATGCGGCAATTAAGCAAAGAAGCCGAGGCGAACCTTTTAGCGGCCATTGAAAAAGCCGCCACACAGGTTAATGCCGGCAAGATGCCAAACGAGGCGATCGTTAAGATTGCCAAAGAGCAGGATATGCCGGCCGGGCAAGTCCGGCTGATGGTGCACGCATATAACACCGGCCGAACGACTACTACCCGCGAAAAGGGTGCGTCAACGTCTGAGAAGGCAGCTGATTTCCAATTAGCTGACGTAGACGCCATCCTTGACACGCTTTATCCGAAAGCTGTTAAAACGGCTGCGGAAATTACTCGCGGCGAAGTGGTTTCAACTGAATACGCCGTTTCCCCCACTAGCTTTTTAGCTCGGCGGGTAGCGGGTATGCAGAAGACCGCAACAGCCATGCCCGAAAAGACATGGATTCCGCCGCCCCGTGACGAGCATGCCGCAGTTATGCGCAGCTACAGCGAGAAGCAGGCTGCCAAACGAGTTGAAGAAGAGCTGCGTCGCGAGTCGACTATGGCGTATGGCAAAGCTGCAAATGCTATGGAGCAGCTACACGAGTATTTCCGGCGTCCTGGCAACATGGCGTTTAAAGACGCTGTGCGCGAAACTGAATTACGTTACGGCGTAGATGCTGTAAATGTTTTAAAGAAGGTTGCCGCTGTTTATCCGCATCTGGAAAAGCAGGCTGGTACAAGCAAGCGCCACTTCGGCACCTGCGACGCGTGTGACCTTGCGCAGAACGTACTTACCGCTGTGGAAAGTTATAACGACGCAAAGGGCCGGCTTGCGCCACCAAAGACTGCCGCCGTTAAAGCGCCTGAGCCCGAGGTTGTAACAGGCTCAATTCTGTACAACCCGCTCGAGGAGTCACTCGACCTAAAAAAAGCTAATGCGTTATCCCCAATTCCAATGGGCCCTGTAGGGATGACGCAATATCTTGGGCAGCATATGTCTACGGGAATGAACAGCTATATCAAAGAGCCGGACAAGATGCTCAATGACACGCTGAAGGATATCACTGACCCAGATCATGAACGTAAGCTTCGTAATATCCGCGCCCAAAGCGTAGTTACGGATCTTATGACAAATGACCCGGTTATCTCTGGGCATGATCCGCGTGAAGTAGCTAATGCGTTTAACGAGCTGGCTGAAGTAGCGCCCAGCTTTATGGACTCAACTGCGACGGTGCAGGCTTTACTGCGCAAACGACTCGAGGCCGGCCAGCTCGCCGATTTCGATATCAAGCAATTGCTCGATATGGAAAAGGTCAAAGCGGAAAAGCAAAAGAACATTGTCGACGCCCGCAGCAGCGAAATGGGCATGATCTAAGGACTACAAAATGGACTCAAACGCCGTAGACAAATTTGCTGGATTGTTTGCCAAATGCGCGGCAGCGGGTGATCGGGAACCGCTGCGTAAAGAAGCTGCGGCGCAATCATTGGTAAAAGAAGCGATTACAGCTACGCAACTTTTAATGCCGTTAGGCGGTGCGGCTCTCGGCGGCGCTGCGGGTTATTTAGGTACGGATAATGAAAAGCGAAAATTGCGTAATGCTTTATACGGCGCGTTAACTGGCGGCGTGGCAGGCACTGGCGCGCAGCTGGCTTCCCCGATGATCAAAGACATCTTATCGCGTTTTTCGGGCGGTGGTGCGCCCGCTGCTGCAGCTCAAGGCGGCGGGCAGTTTAGCGTTGCGCCAGAACAGCCGGCGGCAAAAGCAACTGGCGCGGCCACCCCCGCAGCCGTCACAGTGCCGTCATCGCCCGCTCCCACCGCCGCGGAAACAGCCAAGCGAGAAGCTGCTGATGCCGTCAACGCTGCGCCAAACGACGCCGGAATGCCGGGCGCCCCGATGAATAACGCGCGATACGTTAACGACGCGTCCGGCGCAATTCTCGGCGGCGTAGCCGTAGATCGCGTTGGTGCGCGTTTCGCGCCCGGTAGGCTCAGCGGCCGTTATCATGAGCTCAATCGGCTAGCGCTCAAAAACCAAACGGTTAACAACCTGCTGTACGCAATGGGCGATAAAAGTAAGCCTGCGACTGATTTCTTAAAACCGCCGCAAAAATTTCGCTCGACGGCTGACAAGCCGCGCATGACGCCTGTTGAAGCACAAGCAGCGGCTAAGGCGTGGCGACAAAAGCAGGACGCTATCGAGTACATTCGCCGTACGGGGTCGATTGGTAATACTGAAGCTCAGCGCCGCGCTATTTTACCGGTATTAGAGGAATCTATGCGAACGCAAGCGCCTAAACCGCAAGGCGCGAAAGGCAAACCAAACGCCGACCTGTCGAACGTTCGAACACAGCTTGACAATAAAAAAGACGTGTTTGTAGGGCGGCCGTCTTTGAAAGGCTGGCGAGGTCTTAGAGCCGGAGCTGGCGGTGTAGCCGGTTTGCTTGCAGCGGATACGGCGCACGCAAAAACACAAAACGCCCTCGCTGCTAAGCTTCAACAAAATCCTAACTACGGCCTAGGCGATCTTGGTAAAGATATTTACGGCACGGGCCGCGATTTGGTCCAGCAGCCTGCAGCGTTTGGGAAGGGGTTAGGCGCGGGTCTGTACGACCACTATCTGCGCGGGTTCGTAGAAAATAAAAAATAACCGGCTGTTTGCACTCACTAAGGAAACACCCATGAGCATGATCAAAGTCATTCAGCCGCAGTCGCAAGACTTCAGCGCGCCGGTTGCTTCATTGATTAAAGTTTCCAGCCGCGGCATTATCGGCAATGACAAAATTGATCTCGTAAAACGAGCGGGTGCGGAATTCGTCAATACGCTGCAGAACATTAAGTTCGCAAAAGACGAAGTGCCTGTGCACATGATCGCTATCGGCGCCACAGAAGATTACGGCCCTAATCGTAACGGTGACGGCTTCAAGCGCGCATGCTGTGAGCAATATCACGACACATTTGTTAAGCACGCCCGTTTCTACCGCGACCATCTCAACAAGAACCCAGCTAAGAGCTACGGCCTTGTAAAAGCATCTGCCTACCACGAGCCAATGCGGCGAATTGAACTTGTAGCTGCGCTCAACGGCACAAAAGAAGCCGCAGAACGTAACGGCGGGCTGCTTGCGGATAAAGAGCTTGAGAAACTTGCCAGAGGTGACGATATTGGCGTCTCGATGGCCTGCACTATTCCTTTTGACGTATGTAGTCATTGCGGTAACAAAGCCCGCACACGCGCTGAGTATTGCGACGACACATCTAGCGGCGGCCACTGCAAAGCTGGCGGATTAAAACACAATCTTGGTAAGTGCGCATTTGACGGCAGTGTACTTCATGCCGATAACCCGAATCCGCGCTTCTTTGATATCTCTCACGTATTTCGCCCTGCTGACCGTATCGCCTACATCTCCGGCGATTTGAGCAAGGCGGCTAGCGCTGGTGTAGTCTCCGGCGCTGAGCTTGCCGAGCAGATGGGCCTTAGCGCGCCGTCTGGTCTTGGCATTGATAATGGCATAAGTCCAGCAGTCAGAGCACAAGCAATCGCTCTCGAGAAGTTGGCGCAAGCTGAAGCCATTAGCGTAAATGAGCGTAACTGGATTCGCGCGGCATTAGCTGATTCCGCCGCAGTTCAGCCGGCGTTAAGCCACGACGAGCTAGGCAACATCAAACTTGCCGAAGCTGTTTATGCGCTTACAGATGCCGGCGTTATCTTGTCACTTAAAGACTTTTTAACGCTCACTGTTAAGTCAGCAAACACCGCGCTTGTGCAGTCAGTGTCAAACGCACTGCCTGGCGTATTTTCAAAACTGGCTGAGGAGCAAGATTTGCTTTCAACTTTAGAGCAAAATCCTTATAATCCTGCTTATACGGCAAATCACCGCACGCTTTTGTGGGCGGAGAAGCTTGCTGCAACAAGAAGCGCGTTACCTCACGATGTTGAAAAGCGCGCTTATTTGGCGGCAATTCGCACAGCCGAACAAACTGAAGATCCCGCGTCGCACTTTAACATGAACAAAACTGCATCGACTAATAATCCTGCAGCTACTAGCCTTGCGCGACATTACGCTCTGTATAAAATCGCAGCTTTTGCTGGTTTCATGAAAAAATATGACGAAGATGGGTTGACAGCACCGTATTGTGTTATGCAGAATTATGTAATGTAACAAACGCTGGCATGATGCCGGCGCAACAAGGAGATAACTATGGCACGGACGCCTCGCTCGCTGTTTGCGCAACTTAACGCGCTTGCTGAAGAAATTTCGCAGAATGCTGAAAAGGTTGCCGCTGCAAAGTCGGCTTCGCCCGTTCCCGCTGATCCGGGCGGTTACCAGGGCGCTTCAGCGCACCCCAGCACAAGTGTTGATAACAACGTGCAGAAGGCCACGACTGGCTCGCGCGCCGCTGAGTACGAAGCTGACGTTAAGAAGCAGCAGGGCGCTCTGGCCGTTGATAACACAGCCGAGATGTCACAGGAAGGTCGTCAGGACGACGTTCAGCTGAACATCGGCGTTAACGTTGCCGCGACTGGCGAAGATCCGGCTGCTGAGAAGGATTACAAGGGCACGAAGGACGACCCGGGTACCTCGCATCCCGCCAAGGCCACTGACGGCGAGAAGTACAGCGCAGTCACTTTCAAGGAAGCTCACGTTAAGTGCAGCAACCTTGGTAACGAGATCCTCGCTGACCTTATCAATTTTGGTGACCAGGCGATCGCTGGCAAGCAAGCCGGCGAGATGCCCGACTTCATCAAGAAGAAGATCGACGAAAAAAAAGACAAGTCCGACGGCGAGTCCAAAGGCGAGCTTAAAGGCGACCAGCACAAGCTGGACGTAGACGGCGACGGCAAGATCGAGGGTTCGGACCTTTCGTCGCTCCGTAACGGTAAAGAAGCCGCTTTTAGCGCCGGTTACGAGCTGGCCGCTGCGCTTGGTTTAGACAAGCAAGCTGCCGAAGCTAGCGTACGTGACGTTTGCGCCAATACGCTCCGCGAGGCTGACGAGATGGCTGACCTGTTCGTTGGCTTCTACAGCGCGAAGACCGCTGGCGCCGACCCGACCGAAGAAGCTGCCGAAGGCGAAGACCACAGTGCTCCGGCTGACGGCGAGTCAGGCGAAGCTGCCCTTGGCGGCGAAGAGATGATGGGCGGCGAGGCTGCGCCCGGCGTTGAAGAAATGATGGGCGGCGCTCCTGCGGCCGGCGTCGAGCCGTCGGAACAGGAAGCACTGCAGGAGCTGGCAATGGCTCTTCAAGAGCTTGGCATTTCACCTGAAGAGCTTCTGGCTGGCCTAACAGGCGGCGGCGAGATGGGCGGCATGGGTGGCGGAGCCGAAGCTGCTGCTGCGCCGATGGCCGACCCGATGGCCGCTCCGAAAATGGCGGCGGCGGCTGAACTCAAGACGATCGGCGCTGCTGTGTCGGAGTTCAAGCGTTCCGGCAACTTCGAGATCAAAGAGGCGCGCACCAAGCGGTCGCGTCAACTGCGTGACATTATGAAGGCTCACGTGCGCGAGCTCACAAGTCGTTGATATTTAAACGGAGGTTTCCATGTCCGATAAGAATGTTTTAGCGCAGAAGGTCATCGACTACATCGGATTTTCCGACGTAGCGATGAGCAAAGCTGCAGAAGTTATTAAGACCCGCGACGAGCAGCAGGCTAAGGTTGCCGCGCTGATTCCGGAAGCGGTGAAGGCTTGCGCGGAGAACGAGCGCATCGAGTCGCACCAGAAAGAAGCTCTGGCGGCTGCGCTGCAAGACCCGGTACGTGCGATGGAGCTGATTGTTAAATTAGCCTCCCACCGCAACGCCGCCGAGCTGTCTCGTATCGGCACGCCGACGACTACGCAGAAGTCTGCTAGCTATGATCCGAATAACAGCGTCACAAGCTCTTACGTGGGCGCTCGTGACGGAAAGCTCAGGGCTTCTGACATTAAGTTGTTCACTGGCCTTGGTTTGAATCCGCCCACAACCTGAGTACGTAGATACCACAAGTTCCCTTAAATAAGACACGGAGGTCTTAATATGTCAGCTCCCGATCTTCCCTTCGAACATGCCATTGATATCAAAAAGGGCTGGTTCGACATGGCGTCGCTCGACTACTCAGCCAAGCTGGGCACCGTCGGCTACACCCTTCCGCGTGGTCGCGTTGTGCATCTTGAGCACGTAAACGGTAAGGAAGTTTTCCTGCCCGGCGTGCGCAAGACGGACGTGGCTATTTTCCTGCTTAACGGCGCCAACGATGCCGACGTTTCAAACGACGGCACGACCGCTTCGGGCAAATTTGTGCAGCAGGCGATCTCGCCGAGCGGCAAGATGTCCGGCGTGGTAGCCACAGGCGGTTACGAAATCGACTCGACTGAGTTCGACTCGAGCCGTTCTTACGTCGCTGGTGATCTGTTAACTGCCCCGACCGGCGCGCTGCTTGCGAATGCCGCCACCGGTGGCGTGTTAACAAACGCTAGCGTTGTACAGTTTGTCGCGCCGGTGGTCGGCGTGGTGTCCAGTGGTAAGCACGTAAACCATAACGGCGTCAGCACGTTGTCGTTCTGGAGCGTGTGGCTCCCCGGCTCCGCCAGCTGAAACTAGTTCTTAACTCACCTATACGGGAACACGGAGGTTCCAAAAATGCCTACACAGCAAGAAATCCAACTGCTCAACGAAACACTGTTTGAGCAGCTCGATACCCCCGGCATGCAGAAGCAGGCCGTTGATGCAGTAAATGACTTCACGCGCACAAAGATGCGTGAAGACGGTTTCTACCGTCGGATTATGCCCCCGCTGACTATCACCAACGACGAGCTCGACCGTCAGGTTGACACTGACAAGCCCGTCAAGGTTGTGGACAAGGAGCCTGATTCGCCGGCCGCCGTGTCGATCCCCTTCGCCACGCTGCCTGTTAACTTTTACATCCGTGGCCCGCGTTACCGCGTCATGTTTGACCGGATCGTGTCGCCTCGCGCTGTGAAGGACGTCGACGAACTGCGGACCTACGTCATGGACATTCGACAGGTTCTGTCGGACAACATGATTAAGGACATGCTCGCCGAAGAGGACGGAAAGTTCATGGCCGCGATCAACGCTGTGCTCCCGACCGCGGGCGCCCCGGCTGTTGGCTCGGGCGAAGTTCAATACGAGGAGATCTACGGTGGTATCACCCGCGAGACGCTGGTTGATGCCCTCAAGATCATGCCGCGTACGGCTTCGCACTTCGAGGTTGAGACTTGCCTCGTGAATAACCTCACGATCAAGGAGCTCCTCAAGTTCGGTCGCGACGAAATGGGTGGTGACTTCTCGCAAGACATCATCAAGAACGGCTGGGCGGAAACCAATTTCCTCAACTGCCGCTGGATTGTCACGATCAAGACCGGCCTTGTCCCGACGGACAGCCTGTTCATGTTCGCGTCGCCGAAGTTTATCGGAAAGAACTACGAGCTCGAGCCCACCACGATGTACATCCGTCGTGAGGCTTACATGCTCGAGTACTTTGCGTACGAGACGACTGGCGGCTCGTTCGGTCACACGAACGGTCTGGCTCGCGTTGATTTCAAGTGATTTAACCATTAAGGAGCACAGACCATGGACCAGGTAAAGCAGGCGGCTGAGCAGGGTTATGCCACGTTAGTGGCGGAGCTTGCCGCGCCGTACTTTTTCGAGAAGCTTTCGGCGCACGGTATTTCGCCGCGCTCTGAGGACGAGGCCGCAGAAATGTGGACCGCAGCCCAAAAGCTTCATGTGCTCTATACGGCGGAGCAGCAAAAGGCTGCAGCCGTGCAGACCTCCAAACTCGCGAGCGCCAACGCACAGCTTGATGCTGCGCTTGTCGCCGCGGGCTTGGCGGGTTCTGAAAAAGTTGCAGCGTTCAACCAAGCTGCCGAGGTAGCCGCCCAGCACGCCAACATCGCCGACGCGGTGTTAAAGCTGCAGGCTGCCGCGGCTATTGCTCTGCAGAATGCGGGCTAATTTCAACTAGGAGCTAATATGCCAAATACGACAACTGATCTCTATACGACTGTAAAGAACGTTTCTGGGGTAACTCAGACGTTCGGTTTTCTTGGTAAGCACGGCAAGCGACTTGATAACAACGAGACCTATTCGGTTCGTGGGGATCTTGTCGGTGCTCTCGGCGCAGAACGCAGCACACGGCGTTTTGCTGCTCTTGAGCGAGCGCTGAATGCCGGCGCACTGGACATTGTGAAGTCTCCGTCGGTGTACCTGCTTAGCGAAACGGGTGGCATCACCCGCGAACTCGGCATGGCGTCGACTAAGGAGCTTGGCACAACTGTTCCGTCGTTCGACGGCGGTGGTGACTTCACCGAAGGCGATCTTAACGCCAACGACGCTTGAGTTTAATTATCGCGATTAGTCGTGATAAGATAAGGGCTGGCCTTCGGGCCGGCCCTTTGTCTTTTATATAGCGAGCTAAACATGGTTGTAATTGCTACGCCTAATCCCGCGCCCGAAACACCGTGCTGCGCGAATACGAATACGCCGGCTGAGTCGCTACCGAATCCTGTACCGTTCGCGGGACAGAACGTGGTCAGCGCACCTATTTCTAAAGTAAACGGCGCGCCAATTCTTTCCAGAATGCGCGCTGTGTCGATAAGCCAAGGACAAGCTGCAACTGTAGAGTGGCAGTTGCACGATAAAGAGGGCGCGCCTATTAATCTATCCGCCGCTAATTTAGGGCAAACAGGAAATCCGCTGCGGCTTGTTTTCCGCATGAAGGAACAAATACGGCTTGGCGAGTGGCAGATTCCGGCCGAGTTGCCTGTGACAGTTGTTGAAGCGGCGACAGGTAAAGTATCTGTGGCGCTTACGCCTGCTTCAGTGGCGTTGCCTGGCGTTTTTTACGCGGAGATAGCACTTGTAAATACCGCCGCAGGCAGCCCGGCTTATGACGCCGTTGTATTTTCAAACTTATTCTCTTTGATTATCTCACGCAGCACGTTTAGTACGGCTGTTACTGGCGGGCCACCTACTATGGCAGAGATTCGCCTGCATTTACGCGACTCTAGCCCCCAGGAAAGCTTTCTACTCGATAGCCTGATGTTTGACGACGCAGAAATTGCGCTGGCTATTGCGCGCCCTGTGCAATACTGGAACGAGATCCCGCCGCCTATCGGCGTATTTGATACAAACACGTTTCCATTCAGGTATCACTGGCTCGAAGGTATCTGCGCGAATTTATTTTTTATGGTGGCTGAGCAGTTTAGACGCAATCAATTAAGCTACTCTGCTGCGGGCGTATCTTTAGACGACCAGAACAAAGAGCCGAACTACGAACGTGCCGGGCAGATGCGCTGGGACGCGTACCGTACATGGGTGCGGGCCAAAAAGGCTGAAATTAACCTAGAAGGCGCGTACGGCGAGATCGGGTCACTGTACCAATACGGAGTCTACTCGTCTGGTATTCGTTCTCGTTATTGATAGCTAAAAATCGAGAATACCTATGTCATTACAAAAAACATACCCGTTCCGCCGCGTTTCCGTAGATCACATACTCTACGGACCCACGCGCGTGTGGTGGCAGCTAGAGCCGGAATTTAATGATCCGGGCCCGTATACGTTTCAATTACAGGTTGGCGGCACAGGTTTACAAGAAGCTGACGACTGGCAATCAATTGGCGCGCCGATAATTAACGGCTATACAGCCATTGATAATAAACGGCATGCTGCTGGTACTGTAATAGACGCACATTATCGCGTCACGCTTACAACAGCCAACGGCGTGTACGTATCGCAGAATTCGCCAAGCACAGGCGAATTGGATGAGCGAGACTGGACGTTATCGCGCGAGATTATTCGAAAAGAGCGACTCCGCCACCGCAAGGTAGCTATTAGCGGTTACCTAATTAAAGCGTTTAGATACGGTCCGCCCTGCCCGCGCTGCCGTGACCCGCTAACACAAGAATCATCTGATATCGATTGTCCAGTTTGCTATGGCACTGGCTGGGAAAATGGTTATCACCCGCCGCTCCCGTTACAGTGCTGGGATTTAAGCCCACAGGTAATCGAGGAAAACCTAGATATTAACTTACGGGGAACTACACGCGAGAACGCTTTAGTTACTGCGCGCGTAATTGGATTTCCCGCGCTGAATTACCGAGATATCTGGGTAAATGGTACAAGCGACGAGCGGTGGACTTTGCGTTCTGTAAAGGTAGCCGCTGCTGTTCGTGGGGTTCCGCTTGTTTACGAAGTGCAAATGGAGCTAATCCCGCTTAGCGACGTTTCGTACAACATTCCGCTGGCTTCGGCTGAAACAGGGCCGCCAACATCACTCCCTACTGCTGGATCCGGCTGCGAAACTGTGTCATATAATTACGCCGGTTTAGACCTGCGTTATTTAACAGCCGCTGCGACGCCAATTGCCGGCGCGCGCGTTTACGCATTTAAAAAAGCGGATTATGACCGCGGTTTTCCAGACCACCCACCGCGACAACTAGCGGTTGCCGGCACCGAAACAAACGCAACAGGTGCTTGGGTGCGCGATCTGCGCTTGGATCCAGGTGCGTATGTATTGCTGTACGAAAAAGCTAATGAATTCGGCCCAGACACAAAAACTATAACTGTTGTTGAGTCTGTTCCTGCCCCCGGGTCTTCTGCTACATCGTCCTCGTCGGCTAGGGCTATCCGCCGCGTAGATACTTTCTGGGATATCTAATGCTTTTACCCGTTATAACGCTCAAAAAAAAGTTTGATCCGACTCCGGCTAGTAAATTGACGCCGCAAATTTCTCTGCGGTGTGAGCTACCTAAATCAGACTCGCTACGAAAGCATCTTACACATGTCGCACAACGACCACAGTGATGACTGCCCGATAGATCCAGCGCCTGAAAACCGCGTGCAGAAGGTAAGCGCGTTGTGTTCATATGGCACACGCCCGCACGTAATGACAGGTCTTTTACGGCAGCTTCTTATTCAGCATTTCGTAGACCCCAATAACATCGACGAGCCGAAACTACGTCAAAAGTTTCTTGAGGTTGGCGGCTGGAAACAAAACGAAAACGGCCTAAATGACGGCGGTATTTTGATCGAAAGTATTACGCGCTGGCTCCCAAATGACGAAGATAAACGACCTGCAGTTTTAATTAAACGCAATGACTGGTCGTGGCAAAGAGTCGGTATTGGCGATAAAGCAGGCAGCGACTATACGGTCGGTTCCACAAATTACCTTGGTTTGTGGGAGGGCAGTCATACGTTATACTGTTTATCGTTAACTGGCTTAGAAACAGAGCTGCTAGCAATTGAAGTTGTTAAATTTTTGCAGCATTTCGGGCCGTGGATTCGCGATCAGATGGACCTTAAACGGTTCATGATTACGCAAGTTGGTGGAGTAGGAGAGGTTAAAGAGGTGGTGCAGGGGTATGCCGTTCCTGTCACCGTGTCATATGTTGCCGAGGAGTCTTGGTCGCTCCAGCCGTATGCGCCGCGATTAAAGCGGATTGTCTTAAAGGCGTCGGAATTATTCACTTGCTAAAATAACGCTGAGCAGGGTGTTTATTTTACATTTCTTGTTTTCTATACTGGTAATTAACGACCAACCGAACACAGCTACACGCTACGGAGAGCTTTAACTATGGCTTACGTCAAACCGCAAGTTCTTGTTTTTCAAGAATTCACGATTGTCCCGACAGAGATCACTGAGCCGCTTCGCGCGCATATCTCGGGCCCGAACGCCATGCTTCACCGGTACGGCGTAGCCGCCGAAAAAGCGCTCTGCCGCATTGGTACATACAACGCGAACAGCGATACTTGCTACACGTGGCCAGAACGCACTCCAGGCGGCGTTGTTGACGCGCCTTACGTCAAGCTGTTTGTAGATGACGCGTTACTTAAATATTACGAGCAGCTTATTGGCGACGCGCGCACTGTAACAAAAGCTGTGCTAGCCCGGACTAATTGGATCGAGTCTGTTGCCGGTACAGGCCCAGGCGCCAGCGCGGTGTATTACAAATCGAACGGCGCCACGCGTGCTCGTAGCGCCGCCTTCAAAGACCGCGACGTTAAAATCGGCGACGTTGTGTATCTGCGCTCAGCCGACGCTCAGTGCGTTGAAACAACTCTGTGGACAGAGGTTGCTGGTTTTGCTAGCGAAATGATTGCATCGACTATTGCTAATGCCGTGGTCGACGAAAGAAATGCAGACCCGCTGACTGCTTCTACAGCGTTTGCCAAAGTCGGCGCTGTGACGAACGCAGTAGATATTCTTTCGGCAAATGCGCTTTACAGCGGCGTTAAAGACGGCGTGCTGCGTGAAATTTACACGCTAGAAGTTATCGAGAATCCCGTGCCGGGTTGTACAAACGCTGTTATTCGTGTTCGCTCAAACAGCAAGCTTGACGACGTGGCGGCAGTAAATCCAGGTAACTTCGGCGACGACGTGCCGATCGGAACACGCGGCCTCACAGTAAAATTTACGCGCGGTACAACTACTGACACGTTTATTGTTGGGCAGAAGTGGACAGTGACTGTTCAGCAGACTTTCGTGCCGGCTATCGCCGTTTCGAGCAATGGTAGTAGCACCGCTCCGACTACTTACGGCGGCGATGTAAACGATACTTATATCATCGAGTGCGTGGTTGGTGGAGACATCGACGGCACACCTAACTATCCGCAGGTTGTTGTGCGCACGGCTAAGGGCCGCGATCACATGGGTCCGTTTAAAGTAGACGTATCAGGTAGCACTGCAAGCAGCTTCTTCTCGATTGGCTCGCAGGGTGTTGCTGTAGCGTTCACCAAAGCAGACGGCGCGTCTGTTCCGCAGTTGTGCAAGGGCGACAAGTGGTATATCGGCGTGACGGCCGCAGTGGCCGGCGCTGCTAACAAACTTATCCTTCGCCACGATCTACCGTCGGCAATGCGCGGTTCTGAGGCGCAACCTGCGCTGCTCGATATTCGTCTTTACATCAAGTCTGATATCGAGGTTTCACGTAACCGCCTCAGCGCGCCGCCAGCTGTTAACTACGAGCTTGAAGAGACACAAATTTGCGTTAAAGCCGGCGCTACAGCTTACCACCCTGAGTGGAAAGCGTCTGGTGTGCAGCTGCCGCTGCCGATTACTGCCGGCACAATGTATGTTGAGTACCGCGAGTGGTTATCTGATCTGTGCGACGAGGTTAACGGCATGAGCTCGGTCGGCGAGCTTGACGCTATTCCCGGTCAGCTCGATCCGGACAACCCGCTGAAATGGGGCGTTTACAAAGCGCTCAGCAACAGCAACGGTACAGTTGTGAAGTACACAGCTGTGGCCGATCCGCGCAATCTCGACAAGTGGCAAGATGTTATCGAGCGTCTCGTGGGTCGCGACGATCTCTATAATCTTGTCCCGCTCACGTTTGATAAGCGCGTGCATGACCTGTACGCCGCTTACATCGTTGACGAGTCAAACGAGATTGCTAACAACTGGAAGGCCGGTTTCTTCGGCATTCCTAGCCGCTCGAGCCGACTCGTCATTGGCGCCGGCGCAGAAATTGCTGGCGTAGCTGGTCGTTTAATCGCTGGTCCTGTACTCGCCACTGTTTCTGATAACAGCCAGGCCACAGGCGAGCAATACACGCGGCTACAAGTTGTTGGTACTAGCTATTTTATTACAAACAATGTGCAGCCCGGCGACATTGTGCGCTACGGCTACGCAGTAGACGGATTTGGCGTTGAGACTTATCGCGAATACGTTGTAGATCAGGTGCTGTCGGAGAACGCGCTGGTTCTGTACTCAGGTACCGATACAGCTATCACTGTTCCCGAGCGCATCGAGATTTGGCACAACATGGCCCGGTCTGAAATGGCAACTGACATTGCACGCCGCGCCGGTGTGCTGTCGAATCGTCGCGTATGCGCCGTGTGGCCTGATCAGGTAGGTTCGGCCGGCACGCTGCAGCCTGGTTTCTTCCTTGCTGCCGCTCTTGCCGGTCTTGCGTCGGGCGTTGTTCCGCACCAGGGTCTGACACAGGTAGAGGTTGCCGGGTTTGACGACTACAGTCGTTCATACAAGCTGTTTAACGAAACACAGCTTAATGAGATGGCTGAAGCCGGCACCTGGATTGTTACTCAAGCTCGTGATGGTACGCCATACACTCGGCACGCCGTCACGACTGACAACCTCGACCTGAACCGCCGAGAAGAAATGATTCGCCGCAACGTGGACTCGATGTCGTACCTGTTCCTGCGCCGCCTCCGTCC